AAGATGCTATAAGTTTTGCGGAACTACACCTTGAGAAAGAGAAAGATGTGATGTGCGACTTTGCAGATGACTATCAAAGGAACTGCTTCCAAAAATCAGCAGATGACTACTTTGAGGAAACCTTTAACACCAAAGAAAAATGAAAAAGTTTATAGTTTTTGCATTCAGCCAACACTACCCTTCGGGCGGTATGAATGATGTAAAAGGTAGTTTTGATTATTTTGAAGATGCTGAAGCCCTTGTTCAAAAGTATAAGGATGATGATTACTATGACTATTATCAAATCTTCAATGCTGTAACAAGGGAGTGGAAAATATATTAAAACAAAAGAGAAATAAAAACGGCAATGAAAGAGTTGATTGAGAAGTGGAAAGAAACACCTAATGAATACGGTGTGTATGATGTTATAGGTGGACTAAAGTGGTATGCTAAACAGTACAATGATAAAGACGCAGCAGAATTGGTGCAAGAGTTTATTGATGACGATGAGTATGAAATTAATTATCTTATAAAAAGAGTAGAAGAAACCTTTAACACCAAAGAGAGATGAACTACGAAGAAGAGTTTAATAAGATGATGGGGAACCCCTTAGAGACCATCAATAAATTGTCTGCACAACTAAAGGATATTAAAGATAATATTCATGAGTTACAAGAATGGCAAGAGCAAATATTAGAGCAAGAAGGTTTTAACAAACCTAAACTTTAACTCAATGATTGTATTAGTATTGGTATCGATAATGTCATTCACTTTAATTCGTAAAGATCACATACGTATTAAGGAGATAAAAAAAATCTTAAAGAGATATGAAAAATAAATGTAACGCTGTAAGCCGTCGTGCTATGTGTACAGAGGTACGCGAATATGTAGACAGTAAATTAGAGGAGTTAAGTATTCTACACGCATCTTTCGGAACAAAAAGCAAACACGATCCAGGATCAAGTGAATCTCTACGAGAGAAAGAAGTTGTAATCTTAATGGAAATTGAAAGAGTTGCTCCCGAATATTTCAAATCTATATCCGATAAGTAATGGACTACCATACATTTATAAATAGAAAGAACAAAGCAATAATCGATGCTACAATTACAGTGTATTCAAACTTGAATGAGATTCACGCACCGCATCTTTACCTAAGTAAAAGAGATCGTGACTTGGTTCAAACGCGGACATTGATTTGGTCTTACCTGAGATTCAATACTACTATGAGTTACCAATCTCTTGGTAAGATGTTTAATCGTGATCACTCTACCGTTATTCACGCTGAGAAAACTCATGCTAAATGCATGGGAGTATATGCTAATGGTAAAACCGTAGACCCCGATTATCAAAGAAAGTATTTCGAAGGCATTGAACTCATTAGGGATTTAGTTAACGAGTCTGAAGTAAGCGACACTAAACTTAAATATAAAGTGATAATATATGCCGACGCTCCTCAGAATTGGAATGAGTTTGCAATATTAAGCGCATCAGAAATAATAACACTACCGGTATGATGGAATTAAAAGAGTGCACCATATGTGGTAGTGAAGTAGACGATCAGTTTTTGTATGGGAATTTCGGCATCATGCCCGTAGCATTTTGCGTGTGGTGTCAGAGTAGTTTACAATCTTACTGTGATCAAATGTTTGAGATAAGGGAAGACCTGGAAGAAGACTGTGGTTGCAAGAATAAAAAGGATGAGTAAAGGCCAGGACATATTCTATTACAAGGTCAACATTATATATCAAAGAAAGATTGGTAAGAAGATGCATCTCTTTAAGGGATACGAGTTGGAGTGTGTAAGCAGAGCCAAAAATCTTCATGATCTAAACAAAGATTCAAAGGCATTATTTTTTTTAGAAAAATGCATGAATTCCAAAACCAAAAAACATAACTTCAGGGTCTCCAAAATTCTTGTTCAAAAGAAGATTGGGTTCTCTGAATATCACAAAGAAGATTCCTATGCCAAAGATTTTAAATGAAATGATTACAATATTCTCATCGATAACTAACATTGATGACCCTCATTATATATCATTAGAAAGCGCATTAGATAGGATACGAGAAGGTAAGTCAAAATCAAAGGTTGATGAAGTCAGAGATGGTCAAAGCGCTGTTAAAAAGACTTTGCCCGTAGCATTATTCTCAGGTGTATTTAAAGGCAGAAGAGATAGTGACATTCAAGGACATAGTGGTTATGTAATCTTAGACTTTGATCACATTGATGTAGATGACTATAAGGCTTTATTAGGGACTGATGAACACATACGTGCATGCTGGAGATCTCCAAGTGGTGATGGCCTCAAAGCATTGGTCAAGGTTTCCAATAGCGAAAGACATCGTGACCACTTCCGTGCATTACAAGCATACTTTGATAGAACATATGGATTAGAGGTTGACCCTTCAGGTATTAATGTATCGCGGGCTTGCTTTGAAAGTTATGACCCTGACTTAATTAGCAATGACAATAACAAAGTCTTTGGCGCTATGCTCTCTGAGAATACTCAGCATGAGGATATCACTGAAAGGAAATCATATACCGACTACGACAAGATAGATATCGTTGCTCGTATGATTCGTAAGGCACCTGACGGCGAGAAGCACATAACTCTTTTAAGAGCATCAATTCTATGTGGTGGATACATATCTGCTGGAAGGATGGAAGAGGACGAAGCGGTGCGTGTAATGCTACGTGAGTTACAACTGCGTGACACCGTTGAGGATTTAGATCTAGCCAAGAAGACTATTGTCGATGGGTTAAGTCAGGGCAAGATGATGCCTATTCGTGAGATCATTGATGATGAGAACAAGATACGTAGAGAGATGCGTATCAATGATGGAGACATGTCCTTTATTTCTTCTGATGATAGTGACTATGAATGGATCAATAAGTTTGCAAACGGAGAGATTGAGAAAGGTTTGTCTACCGGCTTCGCTGAACTTGACAAGCATTACTTATTTAAAAAAGAATTTACTATTATCAATGGGCATAGTAACGTAGGTAAAACTACTATGGCGCTGTATCTTATGGTATGCTCTTCTATCAAACACAATTGGCGATGGATAATTTACTCCTCAGAAAATAGAACTGCGGCAGTAAAGATGAGGCTGATGGAGTTTGTGGTAGACATGAAGATTACTGATATGCACTATGAAGAAAGAGTAGCCGCATACAAATGGGTCAACAAATATTTTACAGTGATTAGTAATGAGCAAGTATATTCTTACACTGATCTACTTGTATTTGCAGAGAAACTTATACGCCAAGAAGATTATCATGGTTTGTTTATTGATCCATACAACTCATTAAAGATGACGGTGTCAAAGAACAATCAAGTGTCTTCTCATGAGTATCATTATGAAGCCGCTTCAGAAATGCTTACGTTCAGCGTTAAGAACAACATGGCGGTATGGCTTAACACGCACTCTATTACCGAAGCACAAAGGACTGTTGGGCCTGATGGTCTGCCGGTAGCACCTCGTGCCGCAATGACTGAAGGCGGCGGTAAGTTCGTGAATAGGGCCGATTCTTTCCTCACGTTTCATAGAAAAGTTTCTTCGCCTGACTACGATCTTCGACAACGAACCGAGATACATGTGCGTAAACAACGTAACCAGGAAACCGGAGGAGAACCTACTGCATGGGACGAGCCTATTATTTTAGAAATCAATTCAACTAAAACCGGATTCAGTGGTCTTGCAACGGGTAATAAAAGTTTTAAACCCGCGGCATATAATGTTGCATTACTGAAGTTATAGTATTATATTCATGGGTATGAATGCTTACGAAGAAATCGTAATACAACTACCCAAGCCTCCATCACTGAATAAGTTCTACAGTGGGCGCCACTACGCGGTGCGCGTAAAATACAAAAAGGAATATTGGGAGTCCATAGCAGAAGTAATCAAAGATTATGATAAGTTCTGGATTGACTCAATGGAGATACATGTACGTTACAATTGTCGTTTCGATGTTGATAACGCTATATGTTGTTGTAAATTTTTAGCAGATTACCTACGTAATCACGGCTATATCCATGATGATAGCCCTAAGTTCTTCACCAAGCAATCAACTCAATACGATCCAAACGTAGAGAAGGATAAGTTTGTTGCAACAATAAAGGGTTATGGATACAAAATCATTAAGTAAGATTTATTTCCTGGCAACCAGTAGAATGCATGATGCGGCTACTGAGTTGTATGAGAGTCTACACGACTCTTCAGGAGATCCTCGTTCTGACGCAGAGCGATTACACAATACAATCAGAAAGTTTAAAAGAGACATTGATGCAGAGTTTGATATGATTCGCTCTGTATTACTTGAGTATTATGATGACACTGATTTATCTTGATGGGCTAAACGGTATTAACTATCATAGGTTAATGACTCCGTTCCTAAGACTTAAAGAAGAAGAAGGATTACAGATCCATTTCTTTGAGGACTTTAATGAGATGAAGGAATGGGACTTGTCTCAAATAAAAAACCTTGTGGTGTCCAGGAGATGTAGCGTCTCTGATCACAAAGAATTTAAAAAGTTCTTAAAGAACAATGACGTCAAACTTATTCTGGATAACGATGACTACTGGAACCTACCTAAAGATAATCCAGCCTATGAGCATTACAAAAAAAAGGAAGGCCCTAACATTACCAATACAATTAAAATAGCAGATGAGATTTGGTCACCATCCTCGTACCTTATTACGATGATGAAGAAGATTAATCCTGACGCTGTTTATAGACTTATCCCTAATACAGTATACGAGAAAGAACAGCAGTGGGCTGATCAACAGAAAGATGGTAATCCAGACTTTAAAGTAAGGTTTGGATACCTTGGTGCTAATGGTCACCAGAAAGATCTGGATGAGATGGGTATGACCTTTGAAGACTACGAATTATACAGCATGAATCTCATGGACTATGCCGACAGATTAAAGGCTAAGTATCGTATGAACCCCGTAGACATAACTCAATACGCACAACTGTACAAGTTCTTTGATGTATCACTATCTCCACTAAAGAAGAGTGTGTTCAATAAATGTAAATCAGAATTGAAAGTAGTTGAAGCGGGATATACTAAGACTGCAATTATAGCAAGCAGTGTTACCCCATATAAAGAAGTAATCATACATAACGAAACCGGCATACTTTGTAAGTCTCCATCTGACTGGCGCAGAGAGATCAAGGATATGAATATAACTAAAGCATGGAGGCTGGCCAACAATCTATATGAGTACGTTAAGGAACACTATGATCTATCAACTCTTAATAAAGAACGCTTAAAAGGATTGTCATGAACCGGCTACCTATCCCGTCTTATCTTAAAGAATATTCTGATGACTTAACTCTCAGGAGAATAGAAGCGAATAAGAAAAGATATGAGGGGACAAACAAACAGAGGACCGGAACTAAAAAATCCTTACTACTGGGTGAGGTACCTCGTGAATATTACACTGAATACTTAGGGATACTTGGAGAGTTGTTAGTAAGGTACTACTATGAAATCACACCAGAGTACTCAAGATACACAGTGTCTACGCTGTTGAAACAAACAAAGGATGTAACAGATGATCCGGACATTCATGTAGTAAAGAATGGAGAGACTCAAAAGATCAGTATTAAGACTTGTGAGAATACATTCAAGGCAAACAAATATGCTATCGATAAAGAGGTCTCTGATATAGTAGTATTTATACTGTTTACATCACCCGAAGATTACCTTGTAGGCGATTTTACACCAGCAGAAGTGAAGGCCTGGAACCTAAGATACGCATACTCACCTTATTACGAATTGAAACCATAATCAAGGTATTTTGTATCTTCGAAGTTCCCACAATTTCGTGGGGATTAAACCTTTTTTAAACCATTATGGAAGACTTCGAATCATTCGTATCGGAACTTGAGTCCGCTGAACAACCAACGTGTAATTTTGAGAACCCTTCAGACTGTGAAGCCTGCGGAAGTTGAGTCTAAATTATGTGATGCTTCCGAAAGAAGCGAAGAAGAAGTAGAAGTAACAAAAGGTAAAAAGAAACCTTGTATACCTTGTTGTACCACCTGTTGCTGTCCTTCATAACGAGGGATGGCACAGGTACTTCTATTACTTGTACAATAGTATCGCTGTCGCATATCGCATCCACCATGATAGTGTCGAAAGAGCGTACAATATTTACTTTAAGTCTGTCTTTAGTAATGGTAATAGTATCCCGCTGTTGAAGTGTTATGGTGTCACGCACCGAGACCGGAGCAGTTACAATCGTATCCGTAACAACAACCGTGTCTTTTCTTAACATCGACGGGTCTTTCTTGATTGCTTTTCTGAGGTGCCACTGAGCGCTGCAACTGCTTAATGATAGCACTATGATTAATCCGGTTAGCCATTTCATCTATTTAGTTTATCTATTGATGTTTGAATAGTCGAGTAATGAATGCCTAACCTCATAGATAAGTCAGCCTCCCATCTCTCTATTTCTCTGCCATCATTATACAATATGACTGTAGGCACAGCGTGTATGTTTTCTGATTCCTTAACGGTATTGTCCTTATCAATCCAAGCGCGTAAGATTTTTGCGCCATTGATGTTTGTTATTGATACATAGTTGTTGGAAGAATTCCATGTAGCATTATAGTGTACTACTACAACTCCTTTAATATTAATCTGACTAACCTCTGTAGTTACCGATGACGGAAACATCATTACCATAAGTAATATGAGGATAGTGTTTTTCATTTCATCTCAAACAAGCGCTGTTCCATTCGAGCGAGTTGAGTTTTAATATCTCCTACATCAGTCTGTGTGTTCATGATAGTCTCACGAATCAACTCATCTTTTAAATCAAACTCAGTGCGACTAATAACAGGTACGGGCAGTTTCTTTGCTTCATCTACACCTGCTTTGAGATCAAAGTACCCCAGGGTTACAACTATTGCAGCCCCGATAATCATACCTACAGTTTTTAGAGATAAACCTATTACAGTATTTTCTGATATCTCATTATTATTTACCATTCCTTTTAGCAAACTTTTCTATTCCAGCAATTCCAAAACAACCAATCGTGACATACACGAAAGAATTATAGACGCTTTCATTAATTACTAAATCTTTTCCAAATGCACCAGTGATAAGGTCAAGAGCCATTACCAAAACCATTACAGCAAAAGAGACAGCACCAAGAATACTCTTCTCATTCCAATCGTTGCTGTCCTTAAATATTTGTTTCCACTTCATTATACAAAAATAAGATTCTGGTTGTTAGTTGAGAAGGCTGAGTTAATCTGGTAACTCCATGTCATACAGGATGTAATCTAATTCTGCTGGGCTACGACCGAACTTTCGACGAACTTGATCTTCGAATTTATCAATCATATCATAATTGTCTTTAGCCTCACCGTAAGTTACCCCATACTGATAAGCCTGCTTAACCTCATCGAGATGTGCCTTACGAACTGTTCTTCTGTTTTCAGGAAGATCTTCCCACTTCTCTCTAAAGTTTTTGTCTTTAAGATTCCAACCAAATTGACTTGCAATATTTACAGGGTAGTCTCTAAAGAATATGTTAGTACCTAATTGAAGTGCATTCAAAGGTTCTAACTCTGGATCACGTCCTGCTTTCTCTGCATCTTGTATTTCCTTTGCTCTCTTTCTTAGAGTACGCTCAATAAAAGCAATGTTGGGTGGTATGAATACTTCTTTTAAAACATAGGTGCCGGTAGTCTTATCCCAGTCTAAGTAAGAAGAAGGAATCAAGTGTCTGTAAAACCAGTTTAGATCATCGCTGTTTCTTATTGGTTGTCCGTATTGGTTCTCTCCCTTGGCTAAATTAAATACCAGTTTAACCGCCATGTTAGGATCTGTAAAGTCTGAGAGTATCTCACTGATTTGAGTGAGCCTATTGATTCCGTCACGACCATATATCAATCCCTGTATCTCATCGTAAGGATCTTCCGAACTCATGTTTACAAAACGAATCTCGCCATTCTTATTCATTTCAATAGGGACAATGTTAGCGCCTTGCATCCATGGGGGGAGTATCATGTTAACACCTCTTGCAGTTGCTGCTAATTCTTGCTCATCTTCATCTTCCTTTCCAGTTAGACTACGAACAAGTTCACCCATCATTGTGTAACCAACAGCAGACATACCCGCCATTGCTGATCCAGTAACCAGTGCTTTCGTACCGTCGAGGATATATGCTTTCTTTTGTGATGGTGTTAAACTTTCATTAGTTGCACCCTCTCTTATATCACTTACTGCATTTTGATATACAGAAAGAAAACTACGGAACGACTCCAGTCTAAACGAAAGGAAATCCCCGAAAGGACTTTGCATAACGCCTCTGAAAGCAGGGTGTATACGTGACATTGTCGGGAAGTTTTGTTTTACTCTCTCCGCTGTCATCTCGTTTACTTCGTTTTGCTCTTGAGGATTTAACTCACTAAATGGTTTGCCTTCTGGATTAGAGGCTAAACGCTTCGCAAAGTTCTCTCTCTTCGCAAGGAAGCCTACTAATTTAGTATAGTCATCTATTGCACCGTACTGATATGCTAAGTCTTTTGATTTTTGTTTCATCCACCCCCATGCTTTATTGGGGTTCTCTCCACTCATCTGAGAATAGAAAGAATTATTGATGTTCTCAAACATAGCCAGACTAATAGAACTACCAAATAGTCCGTACTTAGCCGCTGTCTCAAAGTGTTCTTGTATTTGGGGGTCAGTGTACTCCCCGTCCTTCATTTTCTTTAGTCGTGTCCTTAGATCTTTTATAACATTATACCCACCTAAGTTCTCTCCAATAGGAAGTATACCATTAGCAGCCAGGAAATACCAACCACCCATGATGTTCTTTCTCCAGGTAGGTAGGTTATAGAGCACCCGTGTTCTACGCATTTGCAATAGGATACCATAGTAGATTCGCATACCCTGGTTCTTTGCAGCATACAGTGGCGTCATCTTTAAGGCTTCTACAAAATCATTATTAATAGACTGACCTTTAAGAGGTGAGTTGTTATCTTGAACTGATGTATAGTTTTCTCTAAAGTAAATCTCTATAGCATCACTTAATTTTTGGAACTGATTAAAATTAGTCGGCTCAATTACCTTGTCGACTTTACCCTCGACAAACATTACTTTAGTCTGGTACTCTTTTTCTTTATACTCAATCCCTATTCTGTCATAGAAATCTGTAAGCGACTCGTCTCTTCTTTTTAAGCCCAGGCCTTCTGCTAAATATATCAGTTCTTTTTGTGATCGTGCAGAGACCTCATTGACGTCATTCATGTATACCGGCAACGTATCTCCTTTCTTATCTAATAAATAGATTCCATTCATGATCGCATTAGCAATAGCCTTAGTAACAATTATGTCACCTGTGCCTGCGTTTTGCCCTGCCTTGTTTACTCTTGAAACTAATCCATACTGCCCATAGATATTGGCTAAGTTGTTTACAGTGGTAGTAAACTTTATAAATGGATTTCTTTCCTCGCCTAAAAATGTTCTTAATTCAACGGGTAGATCCTGCTTACCCTTAAAGGATCTCGTAGGCACTCTAAGTCCACCCAAACTGTTGTCTTTAACAAAACCATTGTCAGCATTATTAATGTTTTGACGAGACGTTATCTGTATGTCTTTAATGTATTTCCGTACCTGGGCCTCAATCGCAGGGGCCTCAACTTTGTCTATATAAGCGAAAAGCCCTTCGTCTGTATCCCAACGTAAATTTTGCGCTTGTATTTTTTCAGCAAGAAATGCAGCATCTATTTCTTCTTGTATTGTTTTTAAATCTTTTTCAGAAAATGCTTTAAGGTTTTCTGTCGCTGTTACAAGTGCCGAAGTGTTACCCTCTTTTGAAAGATCTTTTATTCCCTTGTTTAAAGATTTCTTCTTGGCCTCTACATATTTTTTAACATCATCTGGTTTACGCGGATCAAGTTTCATTTCCCGCATTTCAGCCAGGACTTTCATCCCTTCTGGAGCAAGAGTTAATTGATCGCTTAACTCTATAAACACCTCTTCCAAGGCTTCCAGTACCATTACCTGCTCTGCCGCTTTCCCTAACTCACTATCAAACTTAAAATCAGGATCGGTAAACGCACGATAAGTTGTGGTGCCATAGAACTGGGAATTATCTTTTATGATATCTATCAACTCATCAGGAAGTACATCAAACATAGGGTCAGACTCAAACTGTCCCTGGTAAAAATCTCTAATTTGTTTCATGATACTTACTTCCTGAGCAAGTGTCTCATTAATCTCTTTTAATCTTGCAATCCCTTCGTCCCTGGTCTTCTGATCTTCACCAAACAAGAATGCATCTGAGGCCTCATAGACTTCATCGCGCTGTTCTGGTGTCATCTTATCAGTAATCTTCCGAACATTTTTAAGTCTATTGGCAAGGTTCTTTAGATATGGTATGTTAGCAGACTGTTTGAATTCCATCGCAGATAGAACCTCTGCTCTAACTTTTCTAAGACCAGTGTTTAATTTTTTTTCTAATCCTCTTGTAATACTACGAGTCTTATCCTTTATACTTTTTAAAAGTTTTTCTGCGGGGTCAAGTGTTCTATCATAGTTTTCAGGATCAGGTAGACTCGCAGCATTTTTTGCCTCACTAAGACTGCCCATTTCATCATCAGGACCAAACGTCATCTCTTGTCTTGTTCTTTGGAAACGCTCTGTTCTTAGAGCCGCAGGCTGTGAAACTTCTCTAACATCAGCACCAAGACGCATAGCCTCAGAGGTTCCTTTTAAATAGTTAGCAAGATCTTGAGCCAATGAAGCATCCACCAAGTCTTGTTTTATTTTACCTGATTTAGTTTCAATGTCAAAATTTATAGTGCCGCCTGTAGCCTTTCTGATTATATTACCTATAAATGCCTTTAGTTGTTCTAAGAAAGATGGATCAAACTTAATGTTTTTATTCGCGAGAAGACCAGACAACTGAACCATGAATTCCTCAGAAGGTAGTGTACCAGTAACATCATCTGCATCTGCATATCTTTTTGCAAAATCATTTAATTGCTTAACATCTGACTCTGCGAGTTGACGAATCACTAACTTTCTTAACTGATTGTAATCAGATAGGTTCTCCCCAAAATGCTGATTTAAAACATTGTGAAAGATTTCATGATACGCTGTTTGGATACCCGTAAACTTCTCCCCTGCTCCACGGCCTTGAGCCTCGCCATAAAGAGAAGTTTCCACTGGTACTTCTAATGCTATTTTACCTACATTTTTTACACTGTTTTTGTAACGCGAGGTTTTTCCATAAGTTGCCCGTTGCTCATCCTTCGGTATTTTATTACCCTCTATATCTATATCCTCTCTTCCAAATCCAACACGGTCAAGTGCATTTTGATATCCCTCTCTACCGAAGCCAATAATAAACATCTTTGCTTCGGGTATTGACTTGCGATATGACTCTGAAGCAAGAATCATATTTTCTAAATACTCTCTTTCCCCGGCTCTGAACTCACCTTCGTCTAAAGCACGACGTAAAGCAGCAGCATCGTTAGGGTCATAAAGATTAAGGCTTTGGCCCTCTCTATCTTTTATGTTTAAGAAAGATGATGAGCGCTCAGTTGCTTCCCCTTCAATTAATTCTCCTTGCGTTTGCCCTTCTTCTTCACGCGCTTGAAGTATTCCACTAACTGTAACCGGCGTTGCGCTTCCTTCAGTGTCGGGTACGTCCCCAAGTTCTTGCCTTGCTTCGATGTCACCCTGTACTTCTTGCCCACTTGCTTGATCATTGCTTGATGTTTTTCCGGTTATTGTTTCTTTAATCTCAGCCTTTAGTTTTTTATTTTCTTCACGAAGAACATTTGAAAGTTCAGGGTTGGCCCCTTGAGTAGAGATTGTTTGGTCGTTGACCATTATCATAGCCAACTTTGCCTTTACTTCTTTTCGGGTTTCTTCATCAAGGGCTAAGTAGTTCTCAGAAAGGTCAGCCTTTAGATCATACTTCTTATCTCTAAGTTCTCTAAGTTTTTGTTTCTTGACACGGGCTTCATTTTTGTCTACTGGTTTTACAGCCTCAAGTTCTTCTATCTCTGTATTTAGTTTAGACATCTCCGGTATAGCATCTACCGCATTGCTGGCCTCTACTACATCACTTTGATTCTCCTTAGCCTTTATGTTGTCAGCATACTTTAACTCTCCTGGAGTTTTGTTTATACGACCCGCAAGGTTGTATGCCATCACAGGAGCAGCCGGACCTAATTCAGCGAATGCTTCAAGAGCAATGTCACGAGGACGTATCTTTTCACCTGCAACCAACTGTCCAGAAAGTTCTCCACCTGCACCAAGTGCACCTTGAGTTAATGTTTCTGCTGCTAAGATTTTAGCGGCTCTGTTTGTTGCTGATTTAGATATGTTTTTTACAACGGTTGTTCCGACCTTACCGCCAATACCCCCTGAGATAGCATCGAATATTGCAATAGGAATACCCCTCTTTAGCCCTTTCTCGCGAGCACGATCCATGAGTTCTTCATCCTCAAATGCAAATGCTAATTGATCACCGTCTGTAACATTTACACCTTCTTCACGGATGACGTCCATCAAAGAATGAGCATACTCAATTGCTAAAGATGATGCGCCAAAGAAACCAGAGACAGCACCAGTACCTGCACCAAGCGCTGTTCCTACCCCTGGCACAACAGATCCTATTCCTGCTCCAGTACCGGCTCCAGCCGCCGCACCAGTAAGACCAGTCTCGATACTCGTTGCCATTGATATTAAAGATTCGGGTATTGCCCGAACTACATCACCAGCAAAATCAAAAACAGGGTTCTCCTCACCTGTTTTCTTTACTCCATCGCGTTGCATAATGCTGTTTAGGTACGCAATGTTTTCCCAATTCATGTATCCAGTTGCCTCACCCTTGGCTATCTCAGCAGCCAGACGTCCTGAAGCAGCCCCTCTGTTCCATAGGCGACCAAGCATATTAGGATTATCATCAATGATAATACCCATGCCTTCTTCGCGCGGGTCATCCCAAACACGAGAGCCTAAAGTTTTATAGTAATCCTTTGCTAAGGCTACGAATTCAGGATTGTCCTGAAACTCTTGCTCAATTTGAGAAAGGTTTACACCACGATCGTATGCATTTGATAAAGATGTAAGACCGTCCTGTAAAAGAAATCCAGAGTTAGAGTCGACTGCTGTAGAAGGAGATGCCATAGTATCTTGAACCGATTCTGATTCTGATACCACGAGATCTCCTGCCTGTGAACTTTCCGAAGAGTCTTTTTTTTTTAAAAAGAAATCTTCTGCAACTTGTAACGCCCCCTGTTCTACATTAGGATCATCATTTAGAGCCTGTTGAATTTGCTCCAGTGTAACACCACGATCGTAAGCCGCTTGCAATACTGATAGTAAGTCTTGATCTTCCATTTATATAAATTTATTAATCAACAAAGAATTCTTCATCTATAAATTGTGCGTCCGCAAAGAAAGGCCGCATTTCATTTCTAACAATGTCTCCTATTGCATTAGCCAGAGGTTTCCCAGTTGGCATAACACCACGATCAAATCTCTTTCTTAATCTCTTTATTAATTCATCTTGATATTTACCAATCGCGTTGGCTTTACCCTCTTCACTAAGACGATCGAATCCTTTCATTGATGTAACCTCGAAATTAGCATTATCCTCAGTCGTAAGCATCAACTGATTTTGTATATACTCTTCCTCTTCTTTTGTTTTTGCTTCTTGACCACGTCGTTCTTGCTGATATCCTGAACGCTCATCTGCAAGTATTAACTCCGTAAAGGGTTTTGCTAACCTACCTTTTGCAGAACCCATTAAACGATCCCAATCTTTTTGACCACCATAGTTTTCTTCTATGTATTTTTGTTCTGCTAAATCCATAGCAACTCTACTGGCATCTTTTCTGGTCATGATGCCACCAAGGTCTAATCCTTCTGGTAAAACTAATGACGCTTCCTCAACAGTTTCTTCTGCAACAGGTGTTTCAGCAGGTATTCCCTCTCCATCTATTCCATTAAGTCTGTTATCAATGTTGCTTATTATACCCGTCGCTGTTGGCATAATAACCTGATCTTCTGTGACAGGAGCAACTTGGTTCTTCGTAGGGAAGATATTCTCTGTCCAATATGCTGACATACCTTCAAGGTCACTACTTATTCTGTCTACTGCTTTTTGTCCTCCTTTGATTCCTTCATTTTTGATATCCTCAAAATCAACAATAGTTCTTACACTCTTTTTCTTTCCAGCAACCTCTTGATTAAAACGAAGAGACACTAACTTTTCTCCGTTTGGACCTATAGCAAGAGACTCTACAGTGTATACATTGTTATCTCCCTTTCTACTTACAATAGTAGGCTGGCTGTAACTTACGTTTTTAAAGAGATCAGTTTGAGCCTGTGCTATACCATCGTCTCCATACTTCTCTTTATAATCTTTGCGAGACTGATTGGTTACCTTTCCTCTTTCATCTGTACCATATGCGGGAACATATTCTAATGCACCTACTTGGAAGCCTTGAGCACCAGCATCACCGCCAGCACCATCCGCACCTTTATATCGAGCCTTTGCCGCAGCCTTAATGTTTTCTTTCTGAGCAAACTGACGCATCTCAGCACGCGCTTGTTCCGCCGCTGTTGTTATGTCGTCCGCTAATAAATTAGTAACAGCGTCTGTCACATATCCTGCATATTGCTGTAGGTATTTTAGTCGTTGCTCTTCACTTAACTGATTTAGTTTAGAGTAATCTGTAAGGTCTTGGTCTAATGCACCTAACTGACGCATAGAAAAAGCAATAGCCTCGTTCTCCTGTTCTTGAGATATTTGATTACCGTCAAACCACGCTGTTACAGTTTCAGTAATTGAGGCTGGATCAATCTGACCGCTCTTAGCCATGTCGTAGAAACGATTAATACCCCCACCTTCAGTCTTTAACTTCTTTAGTATGTCACCAGCCACAGACATTGGAGCCATCTCTGCTACTTCAAACCTGCGGTAATCGTTTGGATTAGGCAGGTCTTGCATTATCTGTGGTAATTGACTCAATGGTATTTGAGTATCTCTTGCGACGCCTAATGTTTCTATGAGCGCACCAGGATCGTTGAATGATTTTGGATCTGCCATGATCGACGCTTCGAAATCATTAATGCGTCCAGTGTAGTCAAGTGCATTTGCTGCAAGATCTTTGTAAGCATTATAGTTTCGCTGTAGTCTGGCTTTACCCTCAAAAGACATGTCGCCTTTATCTAACTCTGCCTTGATAGTATCGTCATAAACTTTTTGAAGTTCAGCCTTTACTCCGGGAGCAAAAGCACCACGCTCTTGCTGAAACTGATTTAAGTAATCTAACTTTCTTTGCTCTTCCAGTTCACGGCGTTGTTTAGAGCGCTCATATATAGCACCATAATCAACAGACGGCATCTGGCCTATTGCCATAAATTGGGATGTATCAGCCATTACTTAAATTGTTCTTTACTTAGCAAGTTACGGACGAACTCATGTAGTTCACTATTACCTTCCTTAGAAAGTTCTAATAATTCCTCTGCTTGCTCTGGGTTAAATATATATTCTCCACCAGTCATCTCACCAATCTTGTCTCCCTCTTGCACAATGTCAATTGGATTTTCTTCATGATCAAATTCACCTGGTGTTTTTTCTGCTCTGTCTAATTCTCCACCTTCGCTCATAGGCTGGTTCAACAGACCCATGATTTCTTCTTCTTGTCTATCTTCGAAAGTACTAACTCTGTTAGCAAGAGCATCTAAACTGTTACTTGTTGCCTTAGCACGACTCTGATTTAAAAAGTCATATTCTGCCTGGGTATCAAATGAAGTATCAATGTCTTGTACTCCAACAGGTGAAGGAGCATAGTTACTTGCATTGACTTCGTACTCAGGTGTTAAATTGAGGCCAGCGCCCTTTCTACGTACTGCAATATCAGACGCTCTGTTTACTCCAGCCATACTGCTTCCAGGAATATCCATTGCACCAAAAGCATTTGTCATTGGCATACTGGCTTGATCCATAACCGCCTGTTTCTCTGGAGTTATTGTTTCTTCCGTCATAGTTTCAACAACATCATCAGTGCCCTTTCCTTTTTTACCAATGCCTCCAAGTAGGCCGGCTGTTCCTCCGATAACGTCAGATACACCGCTTAAAGTTACAGAGCGAGCAGCATCTGCCGCACGTTGTAATCGAGCAAGGTTGGCATTTACACCTACGTTAGCATTTGCTAAGTTTACTTTGTCTTCAAGTTGAGACGCTCTTGCACCTAATGACCCAAATCTATCTAAAGCACTTCCGGTGGTTAACTCTGTTGCTCTAAGTAATGCAGGAGTTGCTGCCTGCAATGCACGAGAGCCACCAGTTGCCCCAATCTGCTGGGCTTGTGTGGCTTGGGAGCGTAACGCTGCATCTATTGCTGATTGTGAATCAGACTCTTGACGAGCGATTCTTTGTCGTGCAGCCTGTGAACGAATAGGTCCCATGGCAGTTTGATCAGCCTGCGCCATTTTTCTTTTAGCAAGATTTTCCTGATACAATCCGTATCCGGTTTTTGCTAAACCTGCACCAAGGTTAATTAAAGGTCCTATTGCCATATCTCATGTTTTTTTATCCTACAAAAATAAGGATTACTACTGTCCTTGTTGGTTGTGTAAGTTTGACTTAGTATATATAAAGTTAATAGCGTACAACTCGTGTGCGCTTGTGCTTGCGTTTACAAATTTTGCTTTCAAATAATAATCTCTAATTGAATCTCCTTCTATTGCAGAGTTAGCAATCAACACCAGTGTATCTCCAGCAGAGAATCCAGATATGGTTGCATTACAAGTTAATTCTTTTTCACCAGAAACCGAAACAGCATAGAGATTTAAAGGCTCTAATCTATTCTGAGCAATATTTAAAACATACAACGCTGTTGAATCTCCTAATGGGAACGCTTGATTGTTTATAGCATTTTTAAAAGGTATCTTGTCAGCAAGAGTACCAGGTAATGTATCTACTTCTCCAAGCGAAAAGACTTCAGACGTTCCGCTAACGGTAGTAACATTTGCGGTAGAAGTGTACGTGACATTGTTTGAGGAGTCTTGATGTATGGAAGCGTAGTAGAAATTTTCTTTTTCGTCCCATATTGATCGATCAATCGTACTGGTTTGATCACTATTATTAAGTGTAACAGTCCATCCTGAATTATTGCCTTCAAGACTTAATGCCTCGTAGACCTTAATCATAGATGGATTAAAGTTAGAAACCACTTCAACTATTGTGTCGCCGGCAATTCCATAAAAAGTATTTCTTGTTGCATCGGGAGAGTGCTCATATATTTTAGCACCATTAAACGTGTACATTCTATCCGTCAATGAAATTATTCCATCGGTATTGTAAGAATATCTCGTGCTCCAGAACTTATCCCAAAGGTTATAAGCAATAGTAAATGCCTCAAGAGTTTCAAGAGTGTTGTCAATTATAAGATCACCGAGTGGCGATGACGCATCAGGTCTAACAACCCCTGTCAACTGATTAAATGTTGCAGGATAAAACGCTGTATACTGAGACGATGTCATTACAACTGGTATGGCAGTATTCAAAGACGCAGAAAGTGACGGAGAGTAGTTCTCTGAAAGTCCTACGACGGGGTTAGACGTAAGTTGATCAATTAATATAAGACCACTTCCAGAAGTATCCCAGTCATCAAGACTACACTCCCAGTTTCTTACATCCGTATTCCAAAAGAATGTTAGTGAATCATCATATACTGGTGAAACATTTATTATGTCACCGTCTTCATTAGTTCTTGAATTCCCTATAGCCGTTTGACCCGTACATGCATCATTAATAGTAATACGTGAAGTATAAAGAGCAGGAGAACTAATAATATACTCCGTGTTTTCCCTATCTATACCACCGTGGTATCTTTTATTTTTAGCAGAAAGAGCAGTTGAGAATGTTTTGCTTTTAAAGAAGCCATCAACCAGAGTCTCACTTATAATACTAATCCCTGTTTCTTTTCCTATACGCAATACCTTACCGGCTCTTGCGTCCATAAAATAAATCTGCCCTCTATACTGAGCAACAGATTCAGGATTATTATTTACGCCGTATTCTCCTACATAATAATTTACTGGACCCAGTATCATGTTTGACGCCACAAGCGACTCACCAGATTCCGCTGTAATTATGTTTCTCTGAACAGGTACAACACCAGCACGGCGCTCATGTAATATATACATCAGTTGATCATGCGAAACCATAGACTTAATTGAGCCGTAGTCATAAGACATATCAGCAAAATTTTGCATCGTCAAGTTAAATGACGAAAGTCCAAGTTGTGTGTTTTCAAAAGAGAATGGATCTGAGTAAGTTATAGAACCGTATCTCTTTACAGTAGTAGCATCAGGAAGGTAAGGATAACTCTTTCCTAATGAAGTATAATCTGATTTAAAGAAGTCACTAACACGAGGATCTTCAATCCAATCAACTAAAGCATTTTGAGTATACGCTGCTGAAAGGTTTCGCCATACGTCTCCTTTTCGTGGAGCACTACCGTAGAATAATGTGCGTAATCTAAAGTATGAATCACCCTGATCTATATTAAATACAGAATCAGGATTAGTAACAGTTACTACATGTAGACTTAAAGTTGGCCAGTTGTATGTAGTCTCACCATAAACTCTAAAAGAATATCCAGACTTCGATGTGTCTTCTACAACATTACCCACTGTAATACTTGACCCACCTGAAGTTTCAATATTATCTCCCTTGAAAAATCTGATTGGTGAACGGAACTCTACATCGTCTCCTGTTTGAGAAACTATCTCAATTTGTGCGGTTGTGCTTACACGATCTGTCTGGTGCACACCTGCGCTGTCTATAGATTTGTTTTCACCAATTTCGTAATAGAACATTTCCGTAAAGGCATCGCTCTCTCGGTATATCTCTATAATACATTGGTTGTTCCAGTTAGAGGTGTTGTCCATTAAACTACTGGTGTTCCAACCAGGAGTATTATTATCCTCTAACACAAGGAAATCCCCCGTTGTGTTTTGAATAGCAGCCTTTGAACTTCTATCTAAAATAGGATTTAAGGTGGCATCTGCTAACAGAGTTATTTTTTTAGATATCCTCCATGTTTTTGTTTCTTTAAGGTTGTCTCCATATGAAACTATACGAACCCTGTCGCCCTCTGCAAAACCATAGTTTATGTCGGCGCCTAATTGATTATCGTAAGAATTGTTTCGGCCCTGTAGGGTACCTATTGAGAGATACATACTTTGAGTTGAACCAAAACTTCCTTCAGCCGCATCATTTAAAGCAAGATAGGCACCGCCAAGAGAGTACTGAACCTTGTTTATTATTGATCCTTGACCAGCGTAAACAACACTAAACCTATCTGCCCAAGCAGGGGCCTTATGGCGTATACGCATTGTGATATCTGCGTAGCCATCTAAATTGTTTTGATTGGAGCGATCATTAGTATGCTGAACAAAAGTCTCATCATCTAAGGGCTGCACACCACCTGGCCTTCCTTTTTGATCATAGTATAACAAACCAAGTTCATGACTTGAACCAGATTTAAAACACCTGTTACCATCCATGTCGCTATTAGCAATAGCAAAACTACCTCCCGCTGTAATGTATCCTCCGTTACGTTCGATCAACGCACCTTTACCAGTAACACTTGCACCAGTGTTTGAAAGATAAAGTCCATTAGTAGTTGGCACAAGATTAAAACTGGGGCCACTATTAAGTTGTGGTAACTGGCCGTCGATGTTTGCTTCGATAATATCAAATGACGAAGATGTACCAAATGGCTCTATAACCTCAGCCTCCTTTGTTCCGAAAACCAATTTATTGATTCTCATGTTCACAAGACTTAACGAGAACTTGTATGTGTCAACACCAGTCGTGAAGTTTGGATTAGTTCTTCTAAACCATACCTCTCCAGCACCCGCAAAAGCAGCGGACTCAACTGTAGTTCTTGTGCCAAAGCCCGTAGTAAATGTACTGAAACCGGCTTCTCCATCTTGAGGCATCAATTGAGTAGGGTATAACCCCTGAACTTCATTTGCTACAATCGTCTGTATCTCAGCACGAGTTTTGTCAGCCGGTATATCTATAATCTTTCTTACCTGAAAACCACTACTAATAACCTTAATACCGCTGTTGATCTTTTTAATACCAACACTTTCTTCTCTTGTATCTGAAGTTCCCTTTTGAGCAATAAATCTTATTTGAGGAGGAGAGTTTAGCGTGCCTGAATCAAGGTTTATGCCAGTCTGATAATCAGTACCATTAGCAATAGTTCTAAGACCCGCCATTCCTGCAAGTTTCTCAGCATCTGTACCACCTGAAAGACCTACTAAATCTGTACCGGCTGCATCATTATATAATTTAAAATCACCAAGTGAATCAACAAAGTTAAAGTCTCTGTCGCTTTTGAGAGAATTACGTATGGTCATAGCACCGTCATTCCAGTTAAACGACAGCAATACTTTTGAGTCTGCGGTAAATCCTGCTACTGGTATACTGCTAAAGTCTATATCTATAAACTCACCTAAATAATTAGTTATAGTAGTATTTTTTGAAACAGTTACTGTATAAGTATTTGGCTTCTCGTTATAGTTAGGCAGCGCATCTACATCCATAAACGGGAGGTTGTCATACCCTTCGGTATAACCACCATAAAAAAGACGCCCTTGTGACAGTGCTTGACTATCTGCTTTCTGAGGTACGTTATCGTATCTCTTATCTTGAACCTGAGTAGAAAGACCTATATAGTTAGAGTCGTTTCTAAAAAATATATTTTGTGTTCCTGTTCCGTTGACATTAGGTATTGTGTCAATCAAAAAGAATGGAGAATCCTTATCACCAATACGCCCGTAGATGTTTATGTCTTTTACATCTGCTGCGCTGTATGTCACCTGGATCTTCGCCTCGTTATAAAAGTTTCTTGCACCGGCATTTATAAATCCATCTTTCAATTGAGACTTAGATATACCCAGTAAAGAGTATGGACTTAATGCACTCTGCTCTCCGTCATCATATTCATATTGATAAGCAAACTGAAAGTTCTTTTCGAATATATCGTTTTGAGGATAACCGGAATTGTTTTGGAAGGTGACAACTGGAGGAATCAATGGCGGTGCTTTGGCCGCAGTTATGTACGCCAGTCTTTCTTCATTGCTACCACTTATAAAATTGGGAGGGTAACCACCTGCACCAGATATACTTTGTTCTGCACGTGTTGCATTTATTTTTTTTGGTTGGCTAAGGCTATCATTAAAGTATAAAAGTATGTTGTGATTTGATAGGCGAACTATGTCAGCATCAACATGACCTTCTTGTGTAAACTGCAACACACTGCCTTGATAAACAATAAATGTTTTCTTGGCGTTTTGATCATATCTAAATATCGTATGATTAGTAGCACTGTTGTAACAGAAATAATATATCTGCGCTGACTGCTCATCAGCAACAGTACCTATAACAACATTAGTACCAGCAGGTATACTCCCGTTTTCTATTGTGTCTGCCCGGCTAATATTACCCCAGGCATTCTTTAATACTTGAGCATCTATCTCTGAGTCTACAGATACACGTACGTTTTGAGCGTCAACCATTTCGGTACGCTTGATCAAACGCTCATCATCGTCACTGTTCAGATAGCGTGGTATGATTTTATCAATAGACGGCATTGATTATGCTTTAGGACTTAGTTTGAAATTTCTTCTACTTGTGCTTAGTGCATCAAATTTATTCCACGATTTCAATCGAGCATTTGCTAATCGACGTTCGTTATAGTATTCTGCACGAGCACGCTGTTTCTCACTTACAGGTACACTTGACTTACGATGTACTGTTTTGTAATATATATAAGCGCGTAATGCTTCTTCTGCATATACAGGCACGCAAGGGTTACTTGATTTAGCAGCATCTGAAATATACTCAAGCACTACCTGAGTAGTATCTGAAAGCAATGATATCTCAAATCTACATTCTTCCCAGTTGACTCTATACTCTCCTGCACCCTGTCCACCACCAAGACCGTATAGACGGCCCATTGTAGATTCATAAACAAAATTTCTAAACACATAAGAATCAAATCCCAGTAAGTAATCTGGTATTGCATCTGCTGGTTGATCAGGTAAGAGATTCATGTTAGGGTTTTCAGCAAAGACATACACGAGTCCATCATTACCTAACTGGCCCATCTTGACCATGTCAACATAATCAGAAGGCATATCAACAGTGCCAAGTGATTGATTGACATCAAGCAACACTGTTTTAATAGTATGTGCTATATCAAATCCAAATTCACGAATACCTCTCAGGGCATATTGACGCAACATATAATCAGACGCATTAGACCCATAGTCATCTGCATCTATACTCATTGTGTAGTCGTTAACTACTTTATCTACTGTTACGTATGACTGACTCATTATCTATTCTCTTGTTTCGTTATCTCTGAATTAGAGTAATTGTATACATTAGCATCACGAAGATTAACACCTATAAGTAAAGCAACCTCGTTAACTAACTCACCAAAGTATTGCTCAGGCAATTCAAAGTCTACACTGTTTGCTGCAAGATATAATTCAACACCTGCTACAGAGGAAGAATAACCAAACTTAGGAGACGCCGTTGTTTTTGCTCCTGTAGTTGGAACAATACCTTGAGGCAACTTGAAGTACCGTAGGTTGATTTTATTAATACTTGTATTTACGTTGGGGAATATCTCTATCTGGTTTGCAATCAACGCAACAGGTGCATCGTCTGAAGGTGCTGATAAATCGCTGTTTAGTATTCTATCAATATGATCTTCATTGTAGCACATCTGCACAAGAGACTGTTGCCGAACACCCAATATCATTTTACCAATAGTTGATATTGAAATTGCACGAGCAAAATCAGAAGGCTTATCCACTACTCCAGAAGTTAAAGTCAACTCTGACTTCTTAGAGAATGTAGACAGATCTTCTTCTATCTGTTTAGCACGCGCAAACTGACGAGATCCGTCCAATGCACTACGACGTAATCTATTAGCCATAGTCATTTCTTCAAACAAACTATTGAATACATTCATCTGTGCCATACCTGCAAACTCGTTGAAAATTGCTGGGGTAACAAAACCTCTTTGGTCTTTGTTGGCTATGTCTCTAACTGCTTTGTAAACTCTTTCTACACTTGCCATAATAGTTTTTGGCTTTACAGCAAATATACGAAATAAAAAGAGGGGGTCTTACGGGACCCCCTCTACTGCTTACATGTGTTTAACAGAACACATATACGAATAATGTACTGTAAATCTACGAAAGTTTTTCTAATCGAGATATTAGTTCTTCGTATACAGAGGCTCCTTTTTCGGTAAGACAAAAACGAACCATCATGTCTTTTGGATCTTGACCAGCAGGAACAGATATAATTAATCTGCCACTGTCAAACCAGTATACTCCATCAGGCTTACACGATATGATTTGGAAATCATTTGATTGAATAACTGCTGATCGAGTCTTAACACGAGGATCATCAAACATGGCAATAAAAGTAGCAGGGCTGCTTTTTGCTTCACGTAACATCTCTCTACGGATATCAATCATTTGTTGTTCAATGTTGATTCCTAAAGATAAAGCAACTGCTAATATTTCATCAGAACCTTTTGTACGAACAAGAGAAACAGCATCATGAGTCAAGAACTCGCTGTTAACCACTTCTTCAGAATCTCTACTGTTGTCTACAATCTTAAACAACTTACCACCGTTTGCTATATTGCTGGTATGTAGTTCCATAAACTTAGCAAGATTCGGCTTGTTATACGGAACGGCTAAGAGGCCGTCTCTAAATATAACATGCTCTCTACGTGACTTTTCGTTCTGTTCATCACGGAATACACTTGGTTCTCCAGGACAATAGCGTATACTACGAACCTGATTTGTTTCTGGATCGTATACACTTACCTCTGATTTTATTTTTGTGACGATGCCGCCGCCTTTTGGAATTTCAAAAACCTTTGTGGTTTCTGGTGCCGCATCTTTTTTGATTACGCTGTAGCCTTTTTTAGGCGCAGGTGTTTTTTTTGCTGCCGCCTTTGGAGCAGCCTTTGTTGTAGTTGACATTTGAATAGAATTAAAAAATTAAAAAAGAGAGGGGCAAAGCCCCTCTCCGGAAATTGTTATCCTTATGACTTGATAAGGATGTGTTGGTTTGCTGCACGAGTAACCAATGCACACTCAGAACGGTAGTTGAACTGTAGGCTATCTGTGTTAGTGTTATTCACACCTAAGATAGAACCTGTCATCCAGTGCTCCATTTCACGAGAGTATCCGTTAGTGTCCTTGTAGTTCAATTCCAAAGCAGCGGCACGATCACCGGTCTTAGGATCTACTACAGTAGTTAACGGAATCATTGCTCCTAAGTAATCAGAACCAGCCAACAATGTTGGGTCGTTCAATAACTTCCAAGAGTGCTTGTGGAATGTGTATCCACCACGCTTGAATGAATCGAAGCCAAGTTCTGAACCACGTCCACCGAATGCACCGAGACCAGTAGTTGTGTTAGTGAAACCAGCAGCGCCGTTCAATGAAGCAACCATGTCATCAATTGCCAAAGCCTGAGCAGTGTTCACGTACATAGCGTACTCTGGTGCTGCACCTTGCTTGTCAAGTTCTGAGATCAATACATCCATTTCAGTGAAGTCATCGATCTGACCACTCTGTACAATACCGCGGTTTTCAATAGCAGCGAAGTAACCTTCTCCCGCTGTTGGTGTACCACCGATGTTTGTTGTTGTTAATGTGTTAGTGATTGACTCACCTAACAATAACATCATTTCACGCTTGTCGAGGAAACGAGCACGAGTGTCCATTTCTCCTTTTACGTACCAACGGTAATCGCCGTTACCTACATTAACCCAACCAATGTTGGTTGCTTGAGAACCTGTAACCTTGAACACCTCTTTGATGATGTTGTAAGCGTTTGTACGCTTGATTACGTTTGACTCCAAGTAACCAGTGTTTTGATCAGATCCTTGTGCAAACAAGTTACCAATCACAGGTAGGTTAACAGCAGTAGTAGCAGCAGTAGCGCCGATGTTACCACTTAAAGACTCAAGAGTGTAGTTAGCAGTTGCTGTGTTTGCAACCTCACCAGCAGGAGAGATAGCAGTAACCATCATACGGTGCTCACCGCCCCATAAGATTACATCATTCAAGCGCAATACACTTGCATCAGCAGTTCCTTTCTTCACTACTAATGAAGTAGCAGTAGAAGCCGCTGTTGCCGTTGGGTTTACAGTTGCGTAAGAATGTAGACGAGTTTCTTCCCAGTATTGAACCTCATCTGCGGTACCGCTTGCGCGGACGGCGCCTGTAAGGTTTAGGAACCCCGTTAAACCACCTGAGATCTGCTGGTAACCATAAGTTTTAACCAACTGATCACGATTGTCAGGAGCGTTGATTTCGTCAATAAAATCACCCAATGAAGTATATTTCGCTGGGTCAAGACGGCGGAATACCGCTGACTTGCTGTCATTAAACACCGGAGGTGCTGAAGATGTTGCCATGTTATTTTGTTTTTATAGCGTTATTTCAAAAATGTTTGTTGCCGTCCCAAAGCATCAAGTACCTGTTGGGCAACCGAATCTCTTTGACTTTGCTCTGGATTAGCAGTAGGATTACTGGCGTCAATATTCGCTGCCTTCTCAACGACATTGCGTTGTCCGTCACTCATACCTTGCTGGTAAATGCTCTGTAGAATATTCGGTAGGTTATCAGTAACCGTACGATGCATATTCCAAAGATCATGGTCCCAGTTGCCCGTGTTATCCACGTACTTATCAAAGAACTCAGTCATGTTGCCGTTATCCTTGGCCAACTCATTGCGGTAATCAGTACTCACGCCATAATTGAATTCACGACCACCGGGGAGTTCAAAGGCAATTTCGCCTAACTCTGTTAATGATTGTGCATTCGACCGAGACCACTCCACATCAAATGGGCTTTCAGTTTCAACAACATTTGAAGACCCTTCAGCAGGTAGGGTATACGCTTCACGTAACGATCCTACATTCTGTCTGGCCTTCTCTGCGTCAATCTTCAACTGAAGGTTTGAAAGTCTAACTTCTTCTTCAGAGAAAACATTTTCATCAGTCTTGTATTTAGATGAGATCAATAAATCAATTTCATCATTACCAAGAGATGGATACTCACTTGCCATATGGACCCGCATAACAGTACGATCATCCATTTCGGACGGATCTAATGCCTGGTAACGGAACCAGTCTTCAGGTGAGCGACCTGTCTTCTCCACAAAATCAGCAATGACTGCAATCCGTGGGTCGAGACTTGACTCAGATATAGATTGAGGCTCTGTTGGTTCTTCTTGCGTCGACTGCATTTCGCCTGTTAACGCTTGAAAGAAACTTTCAAAACCTTCACTCTCGTTATTTAAAGAACTTTGCTCCTCTTGTACTGGAGCCGTTTCTTGTTCTACAACCTGTTGTACATCTTGTTGTACGTCTTGTTGTACGTCTGGTTGTACTTCTGGTTGAGCCGATTCAACTACTGTATTCGGCTCACTTTCATTTGTAGGCGCAGGTTCTGCACTTACCTCTGGTGTAGGCGCTTGCACATTATCCTGCACAGGTGCCTGCTCTGTAGCATTTGACTCTCCAGGGAAGGTATCCGTAATAGTGAATCCTGCATCCTGGATAGCCTGCTCCATTTGGCTTTCTACTTTTTCCATTTGATTTAATTTATTTATACCACAAATTTAATACATAAACTGTATGTTTGTGGAAGTGAGTGCACTGGCACTTACTATGGTTAGGAGTAGCCAAAAGAAAAGGGGACCCTGTTAAGAGTCCCCTTTTTATATATGGTGTAAGCGCTGTTTAGTAGGTATCCTTTGCTCCTGGATTAAATCCTGCTTTAGCACCAAGCATTGTCATTGTTGCTTTCTCTGCTTTACCACCTGCTTTATACTTCTTAGTACCACCTCTTCCAGCGTTACCATCAACAACTGAGTCGCTGTTAGAGTCAAGCATCTTGCGGGCCATCTCTCTTTGGCTTGGGTCTTTAAGTAGAGCCTTTAGTAGTCCCCCACTTTTGTACATTTTCATTAGTCGATCATCCATGTCAATAAGATTTGTATTGCAAATTTAAGTAATGTTATGTAAGTTTAAGTAACTGAAATTTATATCATGAAGACAAATTACGAAACAAACATCAGCGTTGAAAGTAAATGCGTGTTAACTAATATTGCTGACTATGCCGCAACCAACATGATGAGAACAAAAGAAAAGTCTGAGTTATACGCTAAGATTATAGATCGTTGTGTGTCTATGCTCGGTAAACCTTAGTCTTCTTTTTAACGGCTTTGGGTTGAGGAACATATTGCTTTCCTTTTTTTGTACCCTCTCTTTTCGCTCTTGTAGTTGCATTGTACTCTTCATCAGACAACGCCGCAATTGCCGCTGTAGGTAGGTAGCGCTCTCCTGTCTTAGATGAGGCCTTACCTGATTTAGTACGCCACTTTTGTTTAGTCCATTTTTTTAAGGACTCTTGTGCTTTTTTTAAACCTGGTGGCATTATTTGTATCCGCCCCCTGCGGCTTTATAGGCTTTCGCTAACATCTGTGCTTTACGGGCAGACCACTGTCCTGCTCTTCCCCCCTTAGTACCAGCCATAATTCTTTTAAACAAACGCTTACGCATTCCTGGCTTAGTGTAGTTTCCTGATTGATTTACTTTTGATTTGTACTTCTTAGCCATTACCACTTTACTTTATTGGCCCAATAAGCAGCAGAGAATTTACCCTTCTTAATGTTCTTAGCGTGACGTGCTTTAAATGACGCACGTTTCTTTTTCATCTTATCAGATTCACCTGCCTTTGGCTTACCCGCTGTTGATGCTCCTTGCTCTCCAAAACGAATAATCTTAACCTTGTCTCCTTCTTTAGCCGCTACAATATGTGACTTTTTAGGATGATCTGGAGTCCGCTTAGGTTGATTAAAACCCTTGAGTCTATATCGTTTTAGTATGTTGCTGTACTTACTTCCTGCCATAAAGCAAATATAAGTATTATCGTTTTATACCGGGTATAGCGAGGTGTGTCTCAAGTTTCTTTACTATCTCCATAACCTTTTCGCTTTCCATGTGGTGCGATGGTATTAATATATAAAGTAACCTTAGTTGCTCTGTTGTTAGGTCTATATAATGCTTCATACTATTTCTTATTACAGAACGACACAAGTATATACCTCTTACCACTATGTATTGGTCTACCGCCATGCCTGTGGGTAACCTGGCCAGGATGAATAGCGACGTGTCCTACATCTCCTACATGTGTTTGTTTTTGATTATAAAAATATGTACCGCCCCCTGTATAGTCTTTGTTCAAAGTTAGTACCGAACTAATAACAGCATTGTCATGATGCAGATCTAAGTGACCCTGTGTATCTGTAGTATACTTAATCAGAAAGTTTTCACTATCCATTTCTGCCCAGGCTTTACCATGAAGATGCCATCTGCTTATCGCTGCCGGAAAAACAAAATCTTCCAGAACACGCTTGTATATTTCATCGTATCCAAATGAAGAAATTAATGTATCTACTGTTGGATAAAAATCATGTCTTTTAGTTTGCCATAAAGCCTTCTGCTCTGCTTCATCTATAAGCAATTCACAAAACTCCTCAGTAAACAGCGGGAAGGATATTACATCTTGTATAGGCTCTTCAAGTATCATGTCCCAAGCCTTTGTCTTTGCAGCGGGGTGAATCCACTTAGATACCCATTCAGGCCATTTACCCGATTTAAAAATCTCTTCGTGAACAGTGGACTGAGTCCTACTTGTGTTATCATTAGACGATTGAAAAGCAATGTCTTCTTTTAATGCAAGTGCACGAGTGTCTCTTGTTACCCAATCCCAATCGCCTCGTGGATGGACACAATAAGTAGCAGGAACAAATTCATCTGCCGCTGTTATATACTCCTGAAAGTTATGCTGAGTAAAAGATAATGCACCGGCTTGAGTAACCATATAAGCATGTAAGTTATAAGAGTATCCAGGAACTACAATATCTCCGTAATCATCTCTATCTGGAGCCATTGCTCTGCGCCCTAAGTAAAGCATATCCCATGTGCTTGGATCAGGAATGATTGAGTAATCTATTTTACCTTTAAAGAAGAAGTCTTCCTCACATATTAAAGCAACCTCTGTTTGATCCTGTACTATTCTTTTCCAAGTATTTAAATGCGCTAAACCACAACCCATCTCACCAACTGTTACTGGTTGGTTCCACCATTTATTATCACTGTCCATAGCCCATGAATCATGTGGAGACCATTTGTAATCCTTAAAAGATCTTGCATCTACACCTGGTACTATTACTACTTCGCAATCAATACCTGCTTCCCTTAGTCTTATTGTATACTCCATTAACTTTTTGTCAGAAGTATCCATAGATATTACATAGACTTTTTGAATCATAAGGCTTTCCTTTTTATTAAATAAAATTTCCCATTCTTTCGCTACCAACTTCCAGTCACGAGACTTAACATATTCATCAACCTTAGACCAATCCGTTATATGCTTGCTAAACTTATTTAAAGTTTCTTTGAGACCAGCAATAGGATTTACCAAAGGTCTTACATGATGTCCCAACATCTCGATCGCTGTTAAACAATAGGTTTCATTGTATGTAGTGGGGTAATACCAACTCTCACACTTAGACATTAGTTTATACAACTCTTTATTTGAAAGGCTACCGTGAAAAGTAACGCCTTCTAATTTAGATACACGCTCAGAAAAGTTTTGATTGTAGTACTCCAAACCATAACCAGGTGTACATATATCGAGAGTACCATCAAGGTATCCTTTTTCAATATCACTAATTACTGCATCAAGTCCTCGTTCGGGATGAGATGTGTATATATAAGAATCTTTATTCTTGATGGTAACAGGTTCAAACAGCGATGTGTCAAGGCCGTTTCCAATTACCTTTACTTTATCTTTTGACAAATGAGCCGGGGCCTCATTCCTAATAAAGTATTCTTTATGCCAATTGGTAAGGCAAACAATTGTGTCTGTGTTTAGATAAGCATCTTTTATATCTACGTCAGACATACGCTGGCCTTTGTACCAGTAGTGGGGATGCTCATTATGTAGCCAAAATATCTTCTTAGTTGTAGGCTTGAGGCTGTAATACTTTAGGTAGTGAATATATGATACACCGATTAGTATATCTATATCTGGGATTTCACTTATGTTTTTTAGATCTACATAATTAAGGGATCCGCTGTTGGGGTATTTATCGGAGACAGGTTTGACTTGACCTACTACGAAAACACTATGGCCTTGTAGAGCAAGCGACCTTGATAAACCCATTATACATTGCTCTGTTCCTCCTATTCCTTCAGAGTTATAATATGGGTTCCAAGCACTTGCATAATATCCTGCATGGAATACAATGACCATTTGTTGATACAATTAAATTAACTATTGCATCAATAAAGATACGTTATCTAATTCGTCTTTACAATTCTCGAATAGACTCTGTATGTACCGTTATTAAGTGTGTCTATATGAGTAACAGCGCTGGAGCGGTCAGAGAATGTCTTTGCGTTAGAGGCATCGTCATCTCTCGCCCAAGTTCCATCATCCAAAAGGACGTCGCTGGTTACAATGTCTTGTATGTAGTAATTCTCTGTTGTTGCCATTATGATAGTCTTGTAATACTTATACCTCTGTATACATTTCCTGTTTGTACCGTGTGGTTCCAAGAGCCATCAAGAGCACTACCCGCTGTTAGTTGGTACTGCTCTCCGTATGTTCCGTAGAACATAACACACGCAGTCAACGAACTGAACTCTCCGTAAGTATTAAATCTAAAGTATTCATAAGAAGCAGAGCCAACAACATTTGATGCACCACCACCAGAACCTTTTATATATAACCCAACACAGTTACGTGCAGCAATATTGTTTTGAAGTGTAACAGCGTACGTCAATAAGTATGTGCCAGTCGCTCCAATGTTAATTGTGTTACCTCCAGAGATTGAGAGATTAGTGCCAGCATTCGTTTGGGTAATCGCAAGAGTGGCTTGATTGGAGGTAATGGTCTGAATATCCACTGTACAAGTACATGGATCGTATCCCGTACCCGATGGCCCAGTAGTACCTGTCTGTCCCTTCTGACCTTTACTACCATTGGTTCCGTTAGTACCATCTCTACCAGCCTCACCCTTCTGACCTTTAGTACCATTGGTACCGTTAGTACCATTGGTACCGTTCGCTCCAGCCGCACCCTTCTGGCCTTTACTACCATTTGTACCGTTAGTACCATTGGTACCGTTCGCTCCAGCCGCACCCTTCTGACCCTTAACAGAAGAACCGGTGGATCCCTTTTGTCCTACCTCACCTTTCTGACCTTTAACAGAAGAACCAGTGGCTCCCTTTTGTCCTGCCTCACCTTTCTGACCTTTAACAGAAGAACCGTTGGTTCCAGCCGCACCCTTCTGTCCTTTAACAGAAGAACCGGTGGCTCCCTTTTGTCCTGCCTCACCTTTCTGGCCCTTTACCGAGGCCCCAGCCGCACCTTTCTGTCCTTTGACACTTGCGCCCTGGGCACCCTTCTGTCCTTTAATAGAAGGACCCTGTGGTCCTTGAATATTACCAGTTGAAAGCCATTGCGAGCCATTCCATTGGTAAACTTCGCCTGTGGTTGTATCAAGGTATTGATCGTCTCTATTGGACGGCGCTGCTGAAGGTGTACCAGGAGCAGACTCCCACTGAGAACCCTCAACGCCTTTCTGACCTTTTTGTCCAGCCTCACCCTTTTGTCCTTTGACGGAAGAACCTGTAGCGCCCTTCTGTCCTGCTTCACCTTTTTGACCTTTAACCGCTGTACCAGTTGCACCCTTCTGTCCTGCCTCACCTTTTTGTCCCTTAACAGAAGTACCCGTGGTTCCCTTCTGTCCTACTTCTCCTTTTTGACCTTTAATGGATGCGCCTTGTGCGCCCTTGGCTCCTGCTTCGCCTTTCTGACCTTTTACTGAAACACCAGACTCACCTTTCTGCCCTTTGACGCTGGCTCCAGCCTCACCTTTCTGTCCTTTAATAGAAGCGCCTTGTGCACCCTTGGCTCCTGCTTCGCCCTTTTGTCCTTTTACCGAAGCACCAGTCTGACCTTTTTGTCCTACTTCACCCTTCTGGCCTTTTACTGCTGTACCAGTAGCACCTTTCTGTCCTACCTCACCTTTTTGTCCCTTAACAGAGTTTCCTTGCGCGCCCTTTTGTCCTTTAATAGAAGCGCCTTGTGGCCCTTGAATATTTCCGGTAGAAATCCATTGCGATCCATTCCACTGGTAAACCTCACCAGTATTTGTATCAAGATACTGATCATCTCTATTAGACGGCGCTGCTGAAGGTGTACCGGCAGCAGACTCCCACTGGGAACCTTCTACACCCTTCTGGCCTTTGACTGACGCACCCGTAGTTCCTTTCTGACCTGTCTGACCTTTTTGCCCTACTTCACCTTTCTGCCCTTTGACACTGGCTCCAGTAGCACCCTTCTGTCCTGCCTCACCTTTTTGTCCTTTGACTGAAGTGCCCGTAGTTCCTTTTTGGCCTACCTCACCTTTCTGTCCTTTGACTGAAGCACCAGTCTGACCTTTCTGACCAACCTCACCTTTCTGCCCCTTGACCGAAGCACCAGTAGTTCCTTTCTGACCAGTCTCTCCTTTCTGTCCTTTTATAGAAGCACCTTGTGCACCTTTGGCTCCCGCTTCTCCTTTCTGTCCTTTTACTGCTGTACCAGTCTGACCTTTTTGTCCAGTCTGACCCTTAGCACCTTGTGGTCCTAATATATTTCCAGTAGAAACCCAGGAAGAACCGTTCCATTCATAGACCTCACCAGTGCCTGTGTCTAAGTATTGGTCGTCTCTGTTAGTGCCCGCTGTTGTTGGTGTACCAGCAGCAGACTCCCACTGGGAACCCTCAACCCCTTTTTGTCCTTTGTCACCTTTATTACCAGCAGTACCCTTCTGCCCAGTCTGACCTTTGTCTCCCGTAATACCCTTATCACCAGTAGTTCCTTTCTGACCAGTCTGACCTTTTTGTCCTACCTCTCCTTTTTGTCCCTTATCACCAGCCTGGCCTTTTTGTCCTACCTCACCTTTCTGACCTTTGACGCCATCAATACCTTTCTGACCGGTATCGCCCTTAACGCCTTTTTGTCCAGCCTGACCTTTAGCACCTTGCGGGCCATTAATATTTCCGGTAAGTGACCAAGAATTACCATTCCACTCGTATACATTTCCATTATCAGTGTCAAGATACTGGTCATCTACGTTAGTTCCAGGTGTAGTCGGTGCACCAGCATCCGAAGTCCACTGTGAACCTTCGACTCCCTTTTGACCTTTATCTCCCTTGTTACCCGTAGTTCCTTTATCTCCTGTCTGACCTTTTTGTCCGACTTCACCTTTTTGTCCCTTATCGCCTTTGTCACCTGTAATCCCTTTGGCTCCAGTAATACCTTTGTCCCCAGTCTGACCTTTTTGCCCTACCTCACCTTTAGCACCTTTTGGCCCTAATATATTACCTGTACTAACCCAAGCACTACCGTTCCACTCGTAAACTTCACCCGTATTAGTATCTAAGTACTGATCATCTCTATTAGTACCTGCTGTTGTAGGCGCACCAGCAGCCGAAGTCCATTGTGAACCTTCTACACCTTTCTGACCTTTATCTCCTTTATCTCCAGTCTGACCCTTCTGTCCAGTCTGACCTTTGTCTCCCGTAATACCCTTATCACCAGTAGTTCCCTTTTGGCCCTTCTCACCTTTGTCACCAGTAATACCTTTGTCACCAACTTCACCCTTGATTCCTTTGGCTCCTATCTCACCCTTCTGACCTTTGTCACCATCGACACCCTTTTGTCCTTTGATACCATCGACACCCTTTTGTCCTTTTTCTCCCTTAGCGCCCTGCGGACCATTAATGTTCCCAGTAAGTTGCCACTGATTACCGTCCCACTCATATACATCACCGGTATCTGTATCAAGGTACTGATCATCTATATTGGTTCCAGATGCAGTTGGCGCACCAGCATCGGAAGTCCATTGAGAACCCTCGACACCCTTTTGTCCCTGCTGACCTTTATCACCAGTAGTTCCCTTCTGACCTACTTCTCCCTTTTGTCCTTTATCACCTGTGGTACCCTTCTGACCTTTTTCACCTTTGTCTCCAGTAGTTCCTTTCTGACCAGTATCTCCTTTTTGACCCTTCTCTCCCTTAGCACCTTGTGGACCATTAATGTTCCCAGTAAGTTGCCACTGACTACCGTCCCACTCATATACGTTCCCATTATCTGTATCAAGGTACTGATCATCTACATTGGTTCCAGGTGTAGTTGGCGCGCCAGCAGCCGAAGTCCATTGAGAACCCTCAACCCCTTTTTGTCCTTTATCTCCTTTATCTCCTGTCTGACCTTTTTGTCCTACCTCTCCTTTTTGCCCCTTATCACCAGCAGTTCCTTTAGGCCCCATAATGTTACCCGTAGAAACCCAAGCACTACCGTTCCATTCATAGACTTCACCAGTGTTTGTATCAAGATACTGATCATCTCTGTTAGTGCCCGCTGTTGTTGGTGTGCCAGCGGCTGATGTCCATTGAGAACCTTCTACGCCTTTCTGACCTTTATCACCCTTGTCCCCAGTAGCGCCCTTTTGTCCTAACTCACCCTTTTGTCCTTTCTCACCTTTGTCTCCGGTCTGACCTTTTTGTCCTACTTCACCCTTGGTTCCCTTATCTCCAGTCTGACCTTTTTGCCCTACTTCACCCTTGGTTCCTTTGTCACCGTCGACACCCTTTTGTCCTTTATCTCCTGTCTGACCCTTCTGTCCCTTTTCTCCTTTTGTACCCTGCGGGCCTTCAATATTACCGGTGGAAGCCCACGCAGAACCACTCCACTCATATACCTCTCCATCATCCGTGTTTAAGTATTGGTCACCTGCGTTTACACCAGAGGCTGAAGGCACTCCTGGTGCTGACGTCCACTGAGAGCCTTCAACACCCTTCTGACCTTTATCACCCTTGTCTCCTGTGGTTCCTTTTTCTCCCGTATCACCCTTGTCTCCGGTAGTTCCCTTGTCACCAGCAGTTCCTTTCGGACCTTGTATATTACCTGTGCTAACCCAAGCACTACCGTTCCACTCGTAAACTTCACCAGTGTTTGTGTCCAAGTATTGATCATCCCTATTAGTGCCCGCTGTTGTTGGTGTGCCAGCGGCTGATGTCCACTGAGATCCTTCAACACCTTTTTCACCCTTGTCACCTTTTTGACCTTTGTCACCTTTAGAACCAGTTTCACCTTTATCCCCGGTAGTACCTTTATCTCCTGTAGTACCTTTATCTCCGGTAATACCCTTATCTCCGGTTTGGCCTTTATCTCCAGTTTGGCCTTTATTACCAGCAGGACCTTGTATGTTTCCAGTATTAACCCATGCTCCTGATTTATACTCATATACGTCACCATTATCAGTGTCAAGATATTGATCTCCTTCATCTGCCGAACCAGTTGGTACACCCCCCGATGACGTCCACTGAGACCCCTCTTCTCCCTTTAGTCCTTTAGGACCTCTATCTCCTTTGTCTCCAAGTTCACCCTTAGTTCCTTTGTCACCAGTGTCACCTTTGTCGCCAGTAGTTCCTTTCTGACCTTTATCCCCAGTGGCTCCTTTTTCTCCTTGATCACCCTGTGGCCCATTAATGTTTCCAGTTAACTGCCAAGCAGAACCGTCCCATTCGTATACATCGCCATTTGTAGTATTAAGGTATTGGTCATCTACATTTCTACCAGATGCGGTTGGTGCACCAGCGGCTGATGTCCATTGAGAACCCTCAACACCTTTCTGACCTTTGTCTCCTTTAGTACCATCAGTTCCTTTCTCGCCTTTATCTCCAGCATCACCTTTAGTACCATCAATACCTTTTTGCCCTTTGTCTCCGGTATCACCTTTATCGCCGTCAATACCCTTCTCTCCCTTATCACCGGTATCTCCTTTAATGCCTATCTCACCTTTTTGACCCTTGTCTCCAGTGATACCCTTGTCTCCGGTAATACCCTTATCGCCAGTATCACCCTTATCTCCTTTTTCTCCTTCGTCACCCTTAACTCCTATCTCACCCTTTTGACCTTTGTCACCAGTAGTACCCTTGTCTCCCGTATCTCCCTTAGTACCATCAATTCCTTTTTCACCTTTATCTCCAGTATCTCCTTTAGTACCGTCGATACCCTTTTGACCCTTATCTCCAGTATCTCCTTTATCACCGCCAATACCCTTTTCTCCCTTGTCACCAGTATCTCCTTTGGTACCGTTAATACCTTTCTCGCCTTTATCTCCGGTATCACCCTTAGTACCGTCAATACCTTTTTCTCCCTTATCTCCGGTAATACCTTTATCACCAGTATCTCCTTTTTCTCCTTGGTCGCCCTTGACTCCTATCTCACCTTTTTGACCCTTATCACCAGTAATACCTTTGTCTCCAGTAATACCTTTGTCTCCAGTAATACCTTTCTCACCGGTATCACCCTTAACGCCTATTTCCCCTTTATCTCCTTTCTCACCTACTTCTCCTTTGTCGCCAGTAATACCTTTATCTCCAGTGATGCCTTTCTCACCAGTAGTACCCTTTTCTCCTACTTCACCTTTTGATCCAGTATCCCCCTTAACACCTATTTCCCCTTTAGAACCTTTAAGGCCTATTTCACCCTTCTGGCCCTTTTGTCCTTTTTGTCCTTTGGCACCAACAAGTTGAGTAACACTACCAGGAGTTATTACCGCTGTTGTTTGAGGAGGAAGTGTTATATCGAAAACAAGTCCGCCTGCTTCTATTACTATGATTTCTACTTCAGCCATTAGGGGTTATTCTGAAATTTATGTTACGATGTCCTGCACTACTTCAAAGGTTCCATAGAACCAAGTCTCAACAGTGCCGGCAGATGTAAGTGTTGATTGAAAGCCATATACATATGTACCTGCTGGTACCTGCATATTAGCCGCTGTTATTGTTACCACAAGATCTCCATTGATATCTCCAGTAGCATCTATATCGGTATCGGCTATAACCAGTGGTCCATCGTCATATTCTCTAACTTCCATTTTAAAAGAGTATAGAGTAAGATCTAACTTCACACCATTAGAAGATGCTACAACAGAGTTTAAGATAAAGGTGTCTCCACGGCGCGTACAGATATTTAACTGTGCAGCGTTGTTCATATTTAAGTTTGTCGGGTTAGGACATGAACATGGACTATTTGAGCATCCGCAAGCCATATTACGATAGGGTTAAGTTTGTTATTACTTCTTCTTCCATTGGGGGCCTTTCTCCTTGACGTTGAGCAATTAATTTACTTTGAGCAGCAGCCTGCTTGTCTATACGAGCGTCTTTACGATTCTCTGATTCTGCTTGTTCTTGTTGCTTTACCCCACTCTCAATTTGTTGTTCAACAATACCGTACTCACCTTTTATGTTTTCTAATTGAATCTTGTATTGATACTCAAGTTCTAAAAGTTGTGCTTTTGCTTGTGTCTCTAATTGAATGCGCTGTGCTTCTATCTGAGCCTCCATTTGTTTTTTCTGCATTTCAATCTGACCAGCAACTTGTGATGACTCAGCATTTGCCTGCGCTTGCATCTGCATATTTTGAGCCGCCATTTGTTGTTGCTGCTTCATGCGCTTCTTGCGACGAACAACTAATAATCTTTCTGCTTGCTCAACATCTTTGATTTGTCTGATAGCAATAGCGTCTTCAAGATCAATTTCTTTTTGAGCAAGTGCTACTTGAATGTTTTGTTCTAAGTAGGCTTTGTCCATCTCGTTCATTTCTGTAACAACCATTACTCCGAAGTTGTACATAGATAGATTATCAAACGAGGTTATCACTGCCATGTTTGTTTCTCCAATAGCATTGGTATACGCTTTATAAAGAATACTTTTTGGCGGTATAATCTGTAAACATTTCACAACGTCTTCACAAACCTTTTTGTAAAGAACCATAGCAGCATTAGTAATATCATATATAGCATTGTTACCTGCGGCTATTTGCTGCTGTCTAACGCCTACAAGAGCATCTCCTTTAGGTGATGTTCCATCCATGACCTCATTGATCCCTGTAGCGTCTCTAATCATCCTTAGATAGTGATTGTATATAGCAACCAACTCTGTGATGTTTCTGATAGCATTTCCTATTTCCCGAACCGGTGGGTTTTGGAAACCACCTTCTGGATTTTTACTTCTGTAATAGAAGATACCAGTTTGTTCGTATATGTCTTGAATCTCTAACGGCTGAAGTTCTCCGCCTCTACCAAGTTGTACATTCTCTAATCCCTCAATATCTATGATCAAACCATCAGGCTTTGCCTTAGCAATAGATTGTTGAATCTTGAGGTGTGTGATTTGTAACATATCAGCAAACCCAATAACAGAGGAAACCATTGACTTAGGAATCATTCCTCTAATGTTTGTTGCAATGGCGCTGTATGATAATGTAGCACGAGAGATATCGTGTACGTTCTTCGGTATGTTTTTCTTAGGACCGTAGTCAAACATTAACTCTGTACCAACAATGTAAGTACCTCCGTATATAGTAGCGTTACTCATGTACATTGCTTCTCGATCGTATACAGATTGCTGAGGAGCATTGTACTCTGTCCCTTTGTAATAAAAGCCTATGTTTCCATAAGCAGATTCTTTCTTCTCGTATATAATGTTGTCGACAGACATGAACTCAAAGTCCATAACTTCAACCTTGTACTCATCGTATCCCTGACGGTAACGTGTGCCTGGACGATCATATGTATATCCAGCAGAACTAAATTGAGTCGGATTGTTTCCGTACTTGTTCATTACTGTCTTTGCAATCTGTTCGTATTGTGCTTCAGTAAACTGATCACCAGCAATACGCTTGAGTTCCATTATGGTTATGAACTTGAAATGTCCAGCATATGTCAAGTCACCAAAGTTCGGATCATCAGTATAATTATGTACAAATCGTTTTGGATCAACATACTCTTCTTTGATGCCGTAGTTAGGATCATTAGTACGTTTAGCCACAGCCATACCAAGAGTGGCCAAGTCTTCAACACAACGGCGATATATAGATTCATTAAAATTGTTCCACTTGAGAGTCAGTTCAGTAGCAATCTGTGCAGATATCTCAGCGTCTGTTTTAATATTTGTATCAAGAAATATTTCTGTTTCTTCTGGTGTTTCAGGTAGTTCGTTTGGATCTATTGAAACATTTAAACCAAGTGCTTTGGCTTCTTCTATTATGTTACGGTTTTCAATACGTAAAATAGTAGAGGCTTTCTTTTTATCTTTTTCTGATCTTGATAGAGGATCTATTGCCTGTATCTGTGGATACGGTTCTTTAGATAATATTTTGTTTACAACAATCTTTACAAACTTTGGTACAATCGGAACAGGAGTGTAATCAAGAGTTAGTAGTGTTCCGTCTCCATTATTAGGATCAAGAGAATTTAGAATCTGTCTGTATATAGACGTGTCTTGAGTTCCCTGGGCATAATCTCTACAGCGTTCCATTTCTGTATTTCTTCTACCGTACAATGAATTTTGATAGTCACTCCCAACCCATTGAGCGAACATGGCCTTTGCGTATTGCAAGCCATAAGGCATACACATCTTCTCCTCTGTGCTTGCTAAAGCATCTGGAAAGGAAGACTGTCCTGATTTATATTGGTTATCCATACTTGAGATTGCTACTTATGCAAATATACTTCTTATTATTTTCGTATAATTATCTGACCTTTCCTAAAGAACTGCTTCTTTTCGAAATCACTTTTAACTTTCACAGGCTTATGTCCTTGAGCAGCAAGCAATGCCAAACCACTTGATATAGAAAGGTCATATTTAGTTCTGTCGTCTATCTTAAAATTAACCCAGTCTTCAAGGGTTCTTTCAAAATACATTTTTCCAAATTCAAGCGTGTCCTCATTTAGTCCAACATGATCATGGATGTAAGCCTCTATTGCTTGAGCATGAGCCTGTATGACATCTTTTGAATTCGATGGTATACCTTTTGTTTTAGTTTTAGTGCTTTGGAATTTAGAGCCTAAGTGTTCTGGTCTTTCCATTAAGAAGTGATCGTAACCCCTTGTCTCAAAGTACCTTGCGATACCGTACTTATTGTTTTCAATTAACACGGGGTAGCCATAAAACTTAGCAGCCATTAAAACATCCTCATAAAATATTTTAGCAAGAGGTGGCCGTGATGCATATTCAGCGACAAACATATTTGATGGGTGACCCATGTTGAATTTGTTGTAGAAATGACATGCGCCCTTTGATCCTCTTCCGTCTACTGTTGCGTCAATATCATAACTATCCACACCCGCACAACCTATCCAGGCATTTTCGGGTTTGGGTTTGTTTCTCAAATCAGAAGGAGGCATCCATGCTATACGCCATCTTCCATTTGGATCAGGCTTAAACATAACTTCTGTGTCCTGCTTACCTCCAGACCAAACAAAGTTTCCTACTACAATCGGAGAAGGATATAAATCATCATTGTATTCTATCTGTTCGTAAATCTTTTGTACGTTGAACAGAGATGCTTTGGCGCTGTCTCTAAATGCCTCTGCTTCAGTGAACGGGAACTGGCGTATTACCTCATTAAGTTCATAAGAATCGTTTACCAATGCTTTACGCTCATTCTTTAAGTAAGTCTTTGCTCCTATAGATATAGGCTCATCAAACTCCGTATAAACCGTTTTCTCTGGGTCGTCGACCACTGGCATCCCATACTTATCAAAGAAGCCCTCAAGTGCATCGTAAGACGGTATAAAGACAGAGTACAGTCCACTGCGTGTTCGACCGTTGTCGTTTCTTTCTCTTGGATCACTGGCACCATACAAATCTCTAAACTGTTTACCACCTCTATCCAGCGGGTTGACAGTGCTACCAACAAGAGCCTTTCCTACAATTCTACGTCCAACTAACAAACAAGTACGCTGTATCCTCCAAGCCTCTCTTATGTCGTTCCCCTTTTCCCACTTACCTGCTTCATCAAGGTATAACATATGTAGTTTCTCACCATCATATGCATTGGTCGTAGTATTCTTCCAGTTTACAATTGTATTGAGTGCCTCACCAGAAGAAGCGGTCTTATTTTTCTTTGTGATTCTTTTTGAAGGCTCACGAAATGCGAGTTCCATACGGGGATTGGTAGTACCGTCTTGTATGGGTTTAAAGAAAAAAGGCAGTGACTTGTACATCGGCACCACCTTCTTCATGAATATATTTTCTTGTGCATCTGTTCCTGTCTTCGACATGATGCCCAGTAGTTTTTCTTTTACCTGTGTGCCTTCATTAACAAGTACAGACGCAGACATATTTGTGTATCCGGAACGACGACACTTTACATAGACTTGTCCAACACTTCTTGGATCCTTTATACAGGCTTCAAGATGTATAAATAGTTTCCTTTGAAAGTCCAAGAATGATGGGTATCCAATATCAATCTTACACCACTGTAAGAAGAAGTAATGGTTACCTGTGATATAGGTAGGTACCCCGTTGTTGTAAAACCATACTCCATTTCTACGTCTTTTAAATTCTTGACTTATATAGGGTGTGAACTTTTTTCTAAATGACTCTGGCATTCCCAGCCACTCTTCCATTGACCGGATCTTTTTGAGATCATCAGGAAGCCCCTCTCTCACCCATCTTTGATCTTCCTTTTTTAAATTATTAAAAAGTATCTCTTTCTTTGCTGGCTGCTTAGGGAATTGTATTGGTAAGTCAAAGTATAGCCTGACATCTCCTTCTGTTTTGTCAGGGCATATGTTTACTACAATCTCATCTTCTATTTCTACAAGTCCCGCCATTGTTTAATAATCCCAGTAGATGAAGACTTGATTACTTTGAGAATTTTTCTGCGAATCCTCCTGAATAGTCTTGTTCTTCTTTAATCTGTCCACTTTCTTTAAGTGTCTTAATGAGTTGTTCAAGTCTTTCTCTTTCAACAATAAGTTCTTTAGCGTCAACAGCGGTAATTTTAATTGACTGAAGTTCTGCCTTCCGTTGAGATCCGCTAAGTTCTTGATCTACAGGCTTTTGTATTTCAGCAATCATGTTGTCAATTGCGATATCCATCGCTGCAACTAATCTTTGCGCTGTAACTATGTTATGCTTCTGCTTCGATGACTTTGCCATGTATGTGTTTTAAGTATACCCTAAACATTGTTTCACCATTAACCTCCATTCGATAGTCAGAATTCTTTCGAATAATAACTTTATCGCCGGGCACCAATCCAGTTTCTTCTAATCTATCAGAACCATACTTAATATATCCATATTGGTTATACTCATGTTTCTCTTCTAATAGATGCAGTGTGTCACTTTTTAATTCTTGCTCTTCTTCTGCTGGTATAAGGAATATCCATTCTCCCAGTAACTTAACCTCACCAGTTTTTTTACTCTTGTGTGCATACGCTTGACAAGACAGGGGGTCATGGCCTCCGTCGTAGTAGACTATATATACATCGTTGTTTGGATCAAGCCACTGTCCTCTTTTTGCAGACTCTTCTAATTGATTAGCACCATCCTGAAGAACCAAATGGTTACCGCCCAATATTACATGATGATGAAAGTACATTGTGTCTCCAATCTCTACCCCTGTGTCATATTTTTCTGGAACACCAACAACCTCACCTTCCATGGTACGATGTTTAAACTCATCCCACTTAGTGTCAATATAGATTTCCTCTCCGTTAAGAGTTACGGTGTCCTGGGTTACATTAGGAACCCTTACAAGAAAATGTTTTAAAGGTCTCATATTGGTTCTGGAGCCTCAAACTTTAATTCTGTTGTAGGTGCTTCATCCCAAAGGTTTATTGCAATAGCAGATCTTGTTCCTTTGGTTACAGTTGTAACTCTGTGATGAATGTTACCTGCGTCAAATATGATTAACCTATTATGCTTTGCTTGGATTCTTTCAGGCTCATTGTCCGCCCCATTGGAGAATATCTCAAGGTAACCTCCCTCTATATCCATTTCAACAGGATAGAACACTGTACCTATAACAGGAGCCTTTACTATACCTTCTGATTTCCAAAGGGCTTCGTCTTTATCTAAGTGCATGTTTAGATCAGAGACTGCTTTACCTTCACCGTATTGTCCGGTCCAGTACTCAAAGCCGTCTAAAGCCACAGATCCATACGGAGGGTAGTCTCTCCATATATAACAGATTAGTCTTTTCTTTAATGTATCGTCTGGTGAGTTCCACCATCCGTTCCACCAGTAGTAAGATCCGTTATCACTAAATAAGTGTTCTTTGTTAAGTTCAAGATCCATCAACAGATCCGTGTCTTTTATGAAATTATCAATTACAATCATTCGAAGTCACAATCATGTTCAATTAATACTGGCATATCATCTACTGTTTTCCAAAGCATTATGCCCTGTTCTTTATTGTAGATGTATACAAGATAGCGACGAATTCCGTGTTTGACAAAACATCTGTCGTCTAATATGATAGAATCAATTACTGACTCTCCTGCCTTCTGCCCCACATAGTAAGCCATGGCATCTTTCGGGTTTTGCCCGATAATGATTTTTCTAATAAGTTCCATTTCATTTAATTTAACCAGTAGTCAATTGAAGAGGAATCCCCTCTGTCACTTTCATCTTGTAAATATTTAGTGAAAGTATCTTCTACTGTATCTGTCATTAATTCATATTCCTCTATTGCGGCCATATGCATACCACACATAAACTCATACCTATCATTGGTATCAAGATCTTCGTCTCCAGGCATAAATGCACCAAAACAATACATAGATAGGAACTCTTCTTTACCGCCATACGAATCCATAAGGTCGTCGATCTCGTCAAGTTTTAATCTTAACTGCTGGAAGAATTCTAATCTTTCTTGTTTTGTCATTATAAAGTTGCGTTATCACCCATGTAATCAACCTCCAGAGATGTGTTGACGGAAAACACGTTAACTCCTAACCCGCCGGCTTGACCTATAAGTCTAACACTATAACCGGCATTACCGTCCGAATAATAAAGAGCCTCAAGAGTAAATGTACTTATTTTACCTGGGTCTGACGATACGGTTATATTCCGAATGGTTGAAGCATCAACTGCTATACTAAAGGAAGCACTCGCGGTTAGTATTACTGAAATCGTGCCTGTTATTCTAAACCATCCTTCAACCTCATTGATTAAAACAGAATCTCTTGGATCACCAAATGTACCGATACTCAAACCAGGGGCGCCTCCACCATTGGCCAGTGTACCAAACCATACTGAACTCCCAGTTGCTGTAGTTCCAGTGGTTCCAGAATCTTCGTATATCTCTGCGTACTGAACAAGCGTGTTAGCCTGTGTGGAACTCATTTGTTGAGTTGCCCCTGCACGAGCATACATGATACCTACTGTTGATGTTCCAGCGGTTATAGAATTACCTACTGCTGTTGCTAAATCTGATTGCTCAATATATTTATAAGCACTTGCGCTTTCGTCCCAGATTAGATACTTATCGTTATTTGCTGGCTGAGTGATTTGACTTAGTAGCGCTGGGTCTTTTAACTCAATAATGCTTCCTGTTGCAGACAGTGGGGTATTTGCTGTGATCGATGCAGTACCAATTGGACTGGTGCTGAGGTTACGTGTTACAACAACGCCACTACCATCAAGCATGAGGGCCGTAGTATTTGAAGTGGATGTAGATGGTGTACCAGATATTTTAAGGGACCCTGTGGTCTCTACTGTATCTGTAGATATCTTTAACGCTGTATCGTTACCTGCTCCATCTTCAACGACCTGCTCAGTGGCTGATGCCTCTGAAGACTGAAGTTTCAGTAGTAGGTTAAATGTATCCTTTATTTTATTTCCGCTAAGTGATGCCATATGATTATGTTTGTAGTAGCAAAGATACTGATATGCCTAAAAGTAGGGTCGACCGAAAAAAAAGATTTCGTGAATTCTCTAAGATAAACAAAAAGTTTGTCAAAGAAAACTATTTAAAGAATCTTACATACCTATACAGAGACGCTAAGAACAACTATAGTCTAACCAGGCCTGAAGTAGATTTCATTTTGTTTGTTTATGATCTTGAATTCTGGACGATAAACTACGTTGCAACTAAAATGCAGAAGAGTGAAGCGCAAATGCGGAAGGATTTTATATGGACACTAAAGAGTAAAGGCTACATATACAAGCACTTTGATAAACTAACTCCCAGTCAGAACATAGAAGATCATATATTCAGAGAAGAGACTAAGTATAACTATGCAGTACGATACGCCTTAACGCAAAAAGGCCGGCTAATAGTAGCCCGCCTTTACCGCAAGATGGGTGGAGAGGAGGAGTTTAACCCTTAGCCTTGCGTGCGGCATCCATTGCTGGATTGCTTTTTCCTTTATCGTGTGTTACAATTCTAAATGGCGCCTCGGCTGAAGCACCTTTATGTGGTTTGTAGTCACCTTTCATCAAGAAATGACGGCCTCCTTCTGTCATCCAGTGATAACCCTTTGGCGCTGAGACCTTTACAGATTTAGTTGTTTTCTTTAGTTTCATCGTCTATATTTTTTACGCATCTCATTAAACGCCTCACGGTTCTGAGAGATAAATTGTGAGTCTTCCGAACCTCTTTGTTTTCTTACTTCACCTTTATTGGTGTTATAAACATACTCTCCTGTCTGGCTGTTTAACTTTCTGTCGTATATCTTATACAAAGGGTCAACCATCTTTGGCTGAACAGGGTCTGGAGCAAGAATGTTTTTAGTTTTTAGTTGGATCAATGCTTCAAATGGATTAGAACTGCGTTTTATTTGCAGGTTCTTTATACCTATGTTAGGAGAGTAGTCATAACCCTGTTTAAATCCAGTCTTAATACGATTGGGATATGCGTCCCCTTTCTTTCCGGTTGCTGAACCTCTGTACGTTCTATCTGTATTATAATCATAGTACCCGGTATCGGAATTACCTGTACGATCTCTGGAGAACTTATCTAATAGTGCTTGTTGAATCTCTCCAAGATCACCTTCCGGATCAGTAACCTCTCCATCTTTCCCATCAAAAAATTTGGAATCCGAAGTATAAGTACCTGAAGTGGTGGTAGTAGAAACATCACCTGTTGCTAAGGGATCAGGAATGTAATTTGAAACATAGTTAACAGAACGACCACCCTCTTCAAATCGTTTTCTAAATGGGAATGGTGCACGATATGTTTTGGTTCTACCACGAGGCATGTCCTTAAACTCATTGGGCTTCCACGCTCCTTCTCCAAACATCAAAGCACTTTCTTTGTCTGATCCAAAATCAAATACCTCACCCCTTTCCTGTGCTTCTTTAAACGCCTCTTCTGGTGAATCATATATAATCCAGTCCTGTGGGTCGCTGCTATCAGTGTTGCCCTCCTTTGGAAAAATAGTGGGGAATGAAACCCAGTTCTCTCCATCAAAGGTCTCTGTAGACATCCTTACCGTACTCGGATCTGATCCTTCTTCGTTCATAGTGAATGGACGCATAGTACGTGCTTTCTGAACATAAGAGGTATATTTCTTTTTCCTTGGGTCTACCTGATCGCCTCTATACTTCATGTCCTGGAATCTAATAGCGACCTAAAGTGCTGAGTACTTTATTTGCATGGCGATTGATCTGCTCTTCAGTAGCACCATCTTTACGCATCTGTCTTACCTCACGGTCAACTTGTTCTCGTAGTTTGAGGTATGCTTTTTCTCCAGCACGCTCTCTATCCTCTTCCTTCGTAGACTTTCTATAGCCCGGTGGCTTTGGCGGTCCGTACACTTTCTTCTTTGGCTTCTCTTGTGGTACATTTTGACCACCGGCTCTGTACATCTTTTTCATTGTCGTGTTATTTCAAAAATGATATCGTCACTTACGTTGGATATTTTACTGAAGTCAAAGGTACAAAATTCAACTGCAAGTTCTGGGTCTATAGCCTTCACCAAAGTTGGTATCCATTTTAGATCCTGGACATCCTCAATGATCATCTTACCTCCAGGCTTCAACTTACATAGATAGTTTTCTATACAATATACCTGAGACATCAAACTATGCGGACCGTCGTCAATGATGTAATCATACTTGTCGTCATCGAAACAATTAACAGCATCAGCAGTATAGCCATCCATCTCATAGAGTTTCGCACGAGGGTACGCTGTATCTCCTGACATCTCCTTGAAGTTAGAAATAGTTTCATCCCATATGTCCACACCCTCAATAACAGCATTAGTAAACCACTTGTGCCATAACATAACACTGCCGCCAGACATCACACCCAACTCAAGAATATTAGATACACCCTCCCTGTCTGTAAACTCTTTGCTGTAATAGTTTTGTATATAAGAATGATGACTCCCCTTGTCAGTCAACATGGTCCCACGAGGATCAGGATGGATCAACTCTGTTCTGTATATCTTCTCTAACTCTGATTTTGCCATACACAAATATAGTATCTTTGATCATATGGAACTACGTGTAATAAGAATGTACAGCCAAGATGATTTTACCATTGGAGCACTGTACTCAGAAAGTAAAGAAGGTAGAGAGTTTCTCTGTTTTACTCTTGAAGATGAACATAGAGATGAAAAGGTAATGGGCGAGACACGCATACCCGCCGGCACCTATCGCATAACACTGCGAACAGTGGGAGGATTCCACAACAGATACAAAGACAAGTTTCCGAAAATGCACAATGGTATGCTTTGGGTAAGAAACGTACCTGGGTTTGAATACATCCTTATACATATCGGTAATACCGATGAGCACACCGCAGGATGTTTACTCGTCGGGAACGCCGCAGATATGAAGGGAACAATAGGCAAGAGCACATACGCATATCAACATATATACCCTAAGATATCAAACGAGTTACTCGATGGAAGAGAAGTATGGATCACATACGAAGACTTTGCATAATGGGTATTTACTACTATTGACTTTCTCATTTTTTTAGCCTAACTTCGTACCATCAGTATGAGGTTCTATTGAGCAAGAACTGTAAGTTTCTTTAGCATAGCGACAAGAAGAAACAGCAGTGATTTGTGAGACACTTGATTCAGCGAGTGAGCAACCTCCACACAGATTCACTCCGTTGCAAAGGGGCCATATCTTTGCTCAAATTTTTCCCAAAGAACAAACATTCATTACAGCGGTAATAGTTACCATCGTCTCGCGATCGGTGACGTTATTACTGCATCCCTATGAGCGCATAAATTCGCTGACAAAGAATATCCAAAGCGATCAATCTCCAACGCGTTACAACCCGCAAAATCTATTGAGTCATGTTCAGGGCGGGGATTATATATATATGTACACGTCCGCGCGCGAAAGCCGAAACCGATTCTCTGACCCCATGGGGGTCAACGCGCGTGTGAATCCTGCAAGGATTTTGGGCTTTACTGCCCTTGACCAGTGCCCTCCCTTCGGGAGGAGGAGGTTAGGGGAGGAGGCCACAGCCCAGCGATTCCCAGGCCCCCTTGTAAAGGGGGAGGGAACAATTACCCCCCGAAACACAAGCCCACCCCCACGGCAACATGTGAACCCCTGAAAGGGGAGGCGCATTGCCCCGTGGTTTTAAACGGCGGGCACATGTGTTGCTTCGTAGAAGCCGATTCTAAACCGATGTTATAACACCGACCTTGTTGTTGTCTATCGTGTGCATTATGCGCGCACCATAGATTAACTTTTCGTTAACACAAGATCTGGTCGAGACCGCCGTAGATTTGCCCCGAACCAAAACGAAAACGAGATGGCTAAACACATCACATCAACACATGAAATGCTGAAAGCATTGGAAAACCGATTCGGTCGGAATTGGGTTATTACCCTCTACGAGGACTTCCTCGAAACTGAAGCCTACGAATCCGTAGGATTTATCACGGCATCACTCACTTCAGCGTATCGGTCACTTAGTGACCCTATGTGGAAGGGACTGGTTAGAGCACAATATGAAATTAACAAGTAAACTACGTTTAAGATGAAAAAAGCAACGCTAAATCAAATCAACAAGGCTAAAGCCTTAATCGAAATCGCCAACCAGTATTCCGAAGGAATTGTACCTCAAACGTATGACGGCGGTACATGGCCCTACAACGTGGATATCGAAGATATCACAATAGGAGGCAACAAGAACCAATATGTTTACATATTAGAGGCCAACAAAACCCGTTATTCCTACGGATTTGAGAAACGCTACAACGTCAACAAAGTTGACTGCGATATTAATGGCTTACCAGCATTGAAGCACCACTTGAGTGTTATATGCAAAGCATATAAAAAAGAGATATTGGCTGACTGGAAAGCACGAGATTACTACCCAACAAATGTAACCCTTTAAACTACGTTTAACATGGACAAAATTCAATTAGAGCGCATGAATCAGCGTAATCATGGCCAACGAGTAAGCCTTGAGGCTTCAATGAATGGCTGGAGCAATTTCTACCCAACGATTAATGCCTACGGCAAAGAGATGTTCTTGTGGGACGTCTACGACGAGGAGGAGCACCCCATGTGGGATTCCTTCGGAACACCTGACGGAGCATTTGTGCACAAGGGAGGCCGTTACCATGGCTTATACCTTCCGTTGTTACACAACGATAAGAGAAAATCACAAACACTATAATTTAACCAGCCCCCTTCGGGGGGCACAAACCCTTTTCATTTATGAAAACTTCAGTTAATACCTATGAATTTCAAGACGCCCTAAAGGGCCACTTTTCTTATGAAGGCTTGAGTGCCTTATTCGAATACTTCGAAGAACTCGAGGAAGATATGGGCTATGAAATAGACTTCGACCCAATCGCTATCCGTTGTGAGTATACGGAGTACGAAAGCCTAAAGGCCGTACAAGAGGACTACCCAGACATTGAGAGTTTTGAACACCTTATGGACTACTGCAACGTAGTTGCTGTACCCAATCCTCATTGGGTTGACTTCCTAAAGGAATTCCCACAATTCTATGGCGAGGACTTTTGCAGTGCTGGTTTAATTGTTACACAATTTTAGTATGAACGAATTAGATAGAATATCTAACGCTGTTAAGGTCTATGAAGGCTGTACACCCTCGAGCCATAAAGTATGGCTTGAGGCCCAGCGTTACCTTGTAAGAGTGCATAAGACCTACGGCACAATCGACGTAGGGAGCATACGAGAGATAATCCGATGAATACCCCTAAAGGGGTGAAAATTAATTTAACGGCTTTAACATTTCATTAACTAAGGATCAGTAAATGTCGCCGTTCATTTGCAACGTCAAACAAACAAATTTCGACTATGAGAACACGAGCAAAAATGCTTTCAATTTTGGGTAGTACCTACCCTTCACTCACTATCCATGAGGATATGTGGGTTGACGGCCCTGACATGGCCATTGTTATGAGTGCTGAGGACGGAACGACCGACCGCAACGGAATTCCCTTGTTTGATTATTGGGAGTTGGCTTCGAGTGAGGAGGTTTATACCTTCGGTGTTGTTAACCATCTTAATAGATGGGCTGAGAGGGCTGGTTGGTATTTCGAGTGGATTAATCCCGGGACTATGTGCCTAAGACCAGCGTAAATGCGCTGTGGTTGGCTCCGATGGTCGCTAATGCTTTGCATTGGTAAAGGTTCGAATCCTTTGGAAGCCCCTAATTTAATTGATGCTTATGAAAAAGTTAATTCACGCCGAGAAAATCAAAGATGCATACTTTGATTATTTGTTCACTGAATCTATGATTCCGTACGACGAGGTTTGCTGGTTATTTGATAACCTTAACGAAGATGCGAAAGCCACGTTATGCGATTGGTATAAAGAAAACACTGAAAACGTATGAAAAATCGAGTGGTTTGGAAAGATGGTGAAAACATCTTTGTAGTACGTAAAGGTAAGACGACCAATGACAAGATATCGGACGGCAAACCTTTGGTTCAAACGTACACCTTCAGCGAGAAGCAGTGGGTGTTAGCGTCTACGTCAAAAGGCTTCGGTATGAAGAAATTCTTTGCGCTGGACGGCTCCAATTGTTTGGACTGCCCGTTTTCCGTAGGAAATGGAAACGGGGGGTGTTATACTCACAAGTTTAATCAGTACGTTGGTTTTCTATCTATGCTTAGAAGCATATCCTATCAAGACCTTACGCCTTTGAATCGATCGAAACAAGATGAAATCTTGAAGATGTCCTACAATACATATGTAAGGTTCGGGACGTATGGAGAACCGTCGCTGTTGCCTAAGGCATTGGTTGAATCGATTACATGGGTTGCTGACGGCTGGACGGGGTATACACACCAATGGGAGAAAAAATGGGCCAATGATTTTGGTAAGTGGTTCATGGCGTCAACACATGACGAGAAGGAGCAAAGCAAGGCACGTTCTATTGGATACCGCTCATTCGTTGCGACTACCATAGGTACTGAGAAGGCTGTGAGTTGCCCAGCATCTAAAGAGATGGACTACAAGAGCAATTGCGCTAAATGTGGGCTATGCAGTGGGCTGTTAGGTAAGGGCACGAAGGACGTGAAGATTCTACAACATTAAATTCCAATAACATGAGAGAGTATACCACGATTCAGCAAAGTAGTTTTGATAGCGAAGGCTTTGCATGGTTTGAAGTTATTCATTACGGACGAATTACAGGCAATGCATATCACGTCCAAAATGAAGACACTGCAATTTCATTGCATAAATCTAAATTCAAATAATAAATAGTATGGTAAATCCAAACGACGCGTCATTTATGACGGAACAAAATGAATTCTATGCCGACAAGTGCGGTTATTGTATGGAGTACGTTGGTCATGACGACGAATGTACGAACACGTTCTGCGAAGGACGATGGCCCGAAGGGAGAAAATAATTTGTACGCTTTAACATTTCATTAACTCAATTCTAATTTTCGGCGGTGTATCATTGCACCGTTGAATCAAAAACAATTTTATGCTAACGGAAGACCAATTATGGGGCTATATGGCCGACTACAACGAGCGTTTCACGGACTATGGATACGAGGACGACCAAGACCAGCAGTTCAAACGTGAGAAGCGCGAAGCAGACGCTCAAGACTGCTTGGATTTAATATGCACTTGTTGTACTGAAAGCAAGTATTACGGAGAAGATCGTGTATAGATACGTATTTTACACTCAATGCAGTGAACACGGCCCAAGAAAAATATGGGCTATCAAGCATTGCAAACGCCCTACGGCAACGAAGGTATACAAGTACATGAGATTGTTGTTTGATAGCGGAGAAGTCGCTGTTTATGGATATGATATAGAAACAAATATTTAATACCTATGGAAGAAATCACTTTTTACTTTGAAGACGGAGTCGGCGCATCTATTTTGGGTGTGGTGTACGGAGAAGAATTGTACATGGCGTTGCTACCTACGTTGGAAGCATTCGCTAAGGAAAGAGGCGGAATAATAACTGAATCAGTAAAATAATGCTTATGGACACGAAAACTTATTGTGTTGCACACACATCAAATATGCAAGAATCAAATTACTTGTACGCTTTGGAATCAATGGAGGAAGCGCAGAAGGTGTTTAAAGGTGTGGTAGCCCACATGAAGGAATACGCTGTGGAGATATTAGAGGAGAGCGAAAAATCGTTTTACTGTGAAACGGACGAAACATACGAACGATGCTCAATATTCGTAATCCATCAGCGAAGCCGAGCGAACGGCGCATTGGGAATATCCATGTAAGCACCCCTATGTACTTGGGGCATCATGTCAAGACAATTGGTTTGGTTTTGGTTCATGTTGTTGACTCAGTAGGTTCGTGACCTACGATGCCCCCTAATTTAATTGATGCTTATGGAATACATTGAAAAGAAAAGTAACTACGAGTTACTATCATTCGAAAATTGGGAGCGTAAATACAAGCCCATATTGAACACAAAAGGTTCAAGCATTTTCTTCTGCACCCATAGTGAGGAGGATAGGCAGTTCCTAACAGAAAATCAAGACAACGATGCGTTAAACATATGGACGCTGGTTGACGGCGAAGGCGAAGAACTATTCATTGATAGTGGATATCGAATGGTAAACCGCATTGAGTACCTAATAACGGAGGTGTCACGAGAATCGAAGGACATCTTAGTACAAGCAGAATACTAATCTTATGTACTACAAACACTGTGAAAATTGTGCCTACGACATCGTAGATGATGAAGGGCAAATAATGGATCATGAGTGCGTCAATGATACGGGACTCATATATATGCACCCTAAATACTTATGCAATTGGTACGTCATAGTAGACTATCAAGGGAAGCATGAACTACTGAGATGGAAAGACGGAGATATTATAGTCTACCAAAATCATGAAGAAGCGTGGGAGGAGTTAGGAGTGAATGACATGGCGGTGCAATGGAATGTATTAGATGCATACCTACAAAAGCAAATTATTAATCAAGTATTTAAAAGAAAAAGGTTCGAAAAATAAGCGTATGGACGGAATTGGATTACACCTAACCTCTAAAGAGGAGCGTGAGGAACGCATTGAAGAACTGATGCAAGAGATAAGCATTAGCAGTATTGAAAACTATGCAGTTGAAGGCCTTATACGGGGCATGAAAATAGAAATGGAAAACATAGGCATTGACCGTGACCATGAGTTATATGGTGCGCTGTTAGATGAGTTGAACAATTACGATGGCTGGAACATTGCTTAGAGGTTTTAACATTTCATTAACGCAAATCTAAATTTAGGGGCCGTACGTTTGCCCCATCATTTAAAACTTTCGTATGATTAACAAAGAAGATTTTTTGGCTTGGTACTTCGGTGGAGGCGACCAAGAACAATACGACCTCGCCTTTCAAATAGGGCAAGAGGCACGAGAAAACCTCGAAGAACGGGGAGAGTTTACTATTAACATAGATGACCTCATTGCAAGGTGTGGGGATGTCTACTTAGACGAATTAAACTCATGAGAAAAATTGAAATAAGAAAAGACGCTATCCGCTCGATGACGAATAGGTTGAAACTTGTGCAGGAAGACATTGAGATGCTACAAGAAGGTACATGGGTACCCGATAGGGATTCATGTGAGGCTACATTAGGGACGCTAAGAGACGTCATATGGCATTTAAATGAATATCAAAAAAAATAGATCAACATGATAGAAAAATTGCAAATGAAATTTAACGCTCGTGAAATGCGCTATGACCAATATCGAGACATAGGGCTATCAGTCTTAACACAGCAAAGAGAAGACCATCGAACATCGGATAGATTTGGTTGTGCCCAATCAGTAGCGGAAAATCACCTCCGTGCAATATGCAAGTATTACAGTGAGTGGGGCATATTCGATAGGGTCAACGGCGATAGCGATGAGACATACCATGATGCGCTGTTAATCCAGCGTGATGGGGCAATAGAATGCTACATGGAGGCATTGGAAGAATCTAATGCTGAATTGAAAAAGTGGGACAAAATTGACCGTGATGTTATCGAAGCAAAATTATCCACGATATGGAATGATGCTATGCAAGAGTTGTACGATGCTCGTGTAATCGTTGACCAATGCGTGAAGGTATGCCGTGAGATAAGCCGTCTACCTAATTTTATATATGGATAACATGGAGGATACAAAGGTGTACGTTAAAAGCGTAAGGTATTTTGAAACACGTAGAGGTTTAGGATACCAATGTAAAACCAATCTTGGATTTGAGATTTGGAATGATGGAAGCGGTGGAGGTACCTACATAGATGGTGCTGGGGTAATGCCTAACCGCGTTGTATACGAGGTGTTACGAAAGCAATTCCCCGATGCGGACTTGCATAGTTACGATATTGAAGAAGCCTTAGAAGGTTTAATTAATGAATACGAATCAGTTAAATAAAATGGATGACAATATGATGGATCAGTTTATTTTCTTTTGTAAGAAAACTATTGAGGATAACCCACACCTAAAAGAAGAAGTCATGGGCTTCTTTGACTTAGCGATGATGGAGATTGAAGAAGGAGGCTCACAAGAGCATGAGATTGAGTTGGCTATTAACGACATAGAAGAATTGTTAAATGAGTAATCAAGTAAAACTTATTGAGGAGATTACACGAGATGTGTATCATGCCCTTGAAACTGCGGAGATATTACACCATAGTTTTGAAGCACTCAAGTTACGTAAGGCAGTAGAAAAACTTGCGATGCTTGAGGTAGAAGTGCGTCAGGACTTATCTATTGTTGAATTATGCATGAGGGATTTAGTCCATGCTGGAATTGAAAACGATTAATGCTATGGAGATACTTTGCTTTAAGGACTTTGTAAAAGTTGCAAACAATTGGAAAAGGAATAACGCTTATGGTAACATAACCAAGTCGGACATAGCAATCATAACGGCCTGGCACAATGTGAGTGACGATGTGTTTGCGGACATTATCGGATACTATAAACTTGAATGTAACGTCGACCAAAAAACATGGCGACATAATGTACTTTTTTTATGACTGAAAATGATTTTAAACCTAAGCGCAAACCATCTATGCTGGTGGAAGCGTTGGCTTGGTTCTTTCTTTATGGGCCAATCTTTACTTTCTTTTATTGTATTGTGCAAGTAATTAAATACCTTGTCGGGCTATGATACGTAAACGCAAACACATAAGAAGAACGGAAGCCTACCTACGTATGCTTGAGTTAGATCAGATTAACCTCACGTTATATGCAAGTAGAATGGGATGGTCAAAAGACATCCAGCATCAACTAACTAATTCTGCGCTGTTGATTCGTAAGTATCAACGTAGGCTAAGATTAATACGTATGTAATGGGGGAGTTTCAACTACATAAAGAAGTGGAAGGCATGAAGTATCCTCAAGAGGATTTGAATATTGAACGTCATCATCGCGCTATGATTACATATGCACTTCGTAAATACAAGAGTCCAACGGAAGCATCTAAGCATTTAGGTGTTACTGCAAGAACTGTATTCCGAATGATTAATAGATACAAAATTGATTGGAAGATAACCGATATAAATGAAGATAAACTATGAGAACAAATTACACGTTTGAAGTGCCTTGCACATTGACCTATGAAGTGGAAGCATACACTGAGGAAGATGCAAGAAGAATTCTTTCACGGGATGCTGGAGTAAGTATTACCGGCATACGTCACATCGATAGGGAGGATTATAAAACAGCCGAACTAATTAGCAAGGAACAAGTCACTCCTAACTATCCCTTTAAAGAGGGAGACACTTACTACACTATTGAGAAAACCGGTGCTGGTTACGAGCCGTGTGAATCTACATGGGATCACGTAAGCGAAGAGATGTACGACGAAGATCCTGACACGCCCTACTTTATTAACAAAGGTAACGCTTGGAAAGGGGTGCGTCTTGTGAATAACATCGAGTCATTCGACAGTGATTATCAACGCTCGGATGACTTTATTGTTTACGAAAGAGGCCGTCAGCAGTACAATGCAATACGATTACTTGCAGAAGAATTAGGCGAAGCGGGTAAGAAAATAATTGATAAACTCTTTTGATATTAACATTACAATGTGTATTATTGTACAAATAAATTTATGCTATGAGCAATACTTATCAGTTTAAAACTACAAACATCAAAGGCAAACAGTACGTTGAAGTTAACCAACGTGTCATTGCCTTTCGTACTTTAAGTGAGTACAAAAACTTTTCATTACAAACGGACGTCGTGCAATTAGATGCTGACTCATGTGTAATCCAGGCAACCATAACCAATGCGGAAGGCAACATCGTTGCTCAAGGCATGGCTCAAGAAGATAAGAGTTCATCTCGTATCAATCAAACATCGTACGTAGAGAACTGCGAAACTTCAGCAGTAGGTAGAGCACTCGGATTCCTGGGCATTGGTATCGAAACATCTATTGCTACAGCAGATGAAGTAGACATGGCTATTGCTAAACAAAGTAATGGTGCGCCCGAAACAAAGCAGTCGTTGAACGAAGTTTATAAAAGCGCTGTTGATTATATCAAGGGAGGCTCGAACAAACCTGAACGCGCTAAAAGGTTAAGTCAAATCAAAGAGAAGTACGGAACCACATTGTCAAAGAGTCAGTTAGAAAAATTAAATAAACTGATATGACTAATGGATGGTTTGAATCTTTAGTAGATAAGACCGGTAAGAAGTATCTCTCTTACTCATCTATTAAACTTGCACTACAAGACATTGCGCTGTTCGAGTTATACATGCAAGGCAAACTCAAGAAGACATCTAAGGCATTAACTTTTGGTAGTGCTTACGATTGTCTATTGTTTACGCCCGAAGTCTTTAACGATCAGTTCTATGTGTTAGACGACGCTCATATACTCAAGGAGATCGGAGGCAAAAGCCCAGCCATGACTAAAAAGTATAAAGAGTGGAAAGCCTTGGAACAAGAGAAGGCTACGGGTAAAGAACTCATTAGTGAAGATGATTACACTCAATGTGTGGACATGATAACCCGTCTTGATGATAGCGGTGTACGTGATATATATCTTGAAGGAGATTTTCAAGTAGAATTTCTACAAGAGATTGACTTTGACGGAATCACGGTTCCGGTACGTGGATTCTTGGACGCACTTGGAGATGGATTTATATCGGATTCTAAATCCTCAAGAAGTGTTAAAGGATTTTCACGAGACGTGATTGCGTATGGCTATGACATACAAGCATACATATACACCCAAGCATTTGGGGTTAAAGATTTCTATTGGGTAGTACAAGAGAAGGCCTATCCATATTTACCAGCAGTATTTAAAGCATCCGAAGAAACCCTTGACTTCGGTAGAAAGAAGGTTGCTAAAGCCCTCAACATAATCAAGTCGCATTATGAAGAAGGTGGCACAGCCAGTCATTTTTTTATTCAAGGGGAAATTTAATTCTTTATTGACCTATGTCAGAACAAGAAAAAAAAGACGTCTACATTGGATATGTAGGCGAGAAGAAGGAGTACGACAGCGGTGTCGTGAAGTATGATATCTCTTTTAAAGAGCATCAACTTGATGAGTTGAAGAAGTACCTTACCTCATCAGGTAATGTAAACATCGACTTCGTGATCAAGACCGATGGAGTTGCATTCATGTCGACGTTCAACCCAAGAGCGCCGAAGAATCAGCAGTACACTAAGAACAATCAGAACGACACGGTCGCGGCACAGCCCGCCGGTGACTTGCCGTTCTAAATTAAGTGGGGGCGTTCTTAATTTAGATAACGCAAAACTCTTTTTAAAAGGGGCGCCCCCTCTTTAATTTTTTTAGTATGAGTAATTTCGGAAACAACGATGAGGTTAGAATTCCTAACACATATAGTATAACCTATAATAGAAGAAATAAAAGATGGCAATTGAAGAAAAGAAACTCAGTAGTGTTCAGCGCAATTCAAAAGGTGGACGTGGAATTTTGGCACCAGGAGGTAATAAAGAAAAATTGTCTAATCTTTTAACGGGTAAGAAATACTTTGTTGAAATAGGTACGTGTTACTTTGACACATTAAACGAAACTCTTGGCGATGCTGGATGGCATGGGGTTGTTGTTGAACCGGTAACTAAATACCTTAATATGCTTGACCGCTATAAGGGTGTAACGTATATAAATTCTGCCGTAGACATCAAACGTGGTAGCAGAGTGATGGATGTGTACAAGGAAGAACAAGTTAAAAAGGATAGAGATTACGCTGGGATGTCAACCTTTACTGAGTACACTGTGAAAAGGAATAAGAAATTCGTAGATCAACGGACTGTAAGTACAATTACTTATGAAGACGCTGTATTTATGGGTGGTATTCCCCGTGTAGACTTTTTAAAGTTAGACACTGAGGGTCACGACTATTCTATACTATCATCTATAGACTTTAACAATAGAGCGTTACGCCCTGCATTGATTAAAGCAGAATCAAAACACAAAGATTCAAAGAAATTTATTCAGTTGCTTGAGCGCAATGGATACTTGGTCTTTGAAGAGTCCAACGACGTCTATGCAATTGATAAAGTTATTTACTCATGAGTGATAAGATGAAGCAGTTCCTACGCATAGCAAATGCGAGGCTAAAGAAGGTGTACCCTAACAAGATGCAGAGAAAGGCTTGGGCCGCTAATATGTGGCGCAGGTACATTGAAAGGCAAAACGTAGAAAGAGACCTTTAAAACCAAAGATGATACAGAATGATGGGTTTATCAGTCAAATTATAGGCGCAAGCATATAAAAATAGGCGCAAACCTTTAACACCAAAGAGAAATGAAAACACCAATGCAAGAACTGATTGAGCAAATGTGGGAAATAGCCAAGTACGGCGACTCTTACGAGGTTGCTCCGTGTATTGAGGCAGCAGAGGCGATGCTTGAGAAAGAGAAAGAGGTGATGGAGTCTGCTTGGCAAGATGGTATGTATGAATGTGACGGAGACGGAACATTTGAAGATTTCTACAAAACCTTTAACAGCAAAGAGAAATGAAAACACCAATGCAAGAGTTGTTGGAATGGATTAGAACAACACTACCAATGGATTTAGAGACACCAAGAATGATTGAGCAAAAGATTGAATCAATGCTTGAGAAAGAGAAAGAGAGGATGTGTGGGTTTGCTGAATATACAAGAAAGTGTGGGTTCTTATCAGACCAAAGAGGGTTGATGACTACTGAAGAACTATATGACCAAACCTTTAACACCAAAGAGAGATGACACTTGAAGATGTCATAGGATGTTTTATAGTATTAGCTTGGAACGGCTACCTAATTTATAAATGGAGAAAGGATGAGTAAGTTTATAAGGACCGAGATAATGCACGCACATATGTCGGGCAACAACAACACTGAGATTACAAAGAAGCCAAAGCAGGTTCCGTTTAGGATAACAGATGGCGTAATGAAAATAGGTAAGCACAAAGGCAAGAAGCTTTCTGAAGTACCCACTTCTTATTTAGAGTGGATGCTAAAGGAAATGAAGATGCCTAAGCACCTAAAGAACGCAATTAAAGATATTCTAAAATGATGAGGAAGAGGAAACACATAAGAGAGATACAGAAATACTTGGAGATGTTAATGATAGACCAAGTAAACATAACACTACACGCCAGTAGATTTG